ATGAAACTGCGATTTGGCGGCGCGCGATATTCCGCGATGACTGCGGTTGGACATGAACTTGACGGCATTGGCGAACTCATCGATGTCGATTTGCCGCGTTTAAGCGTCGAGACCGACCAGGCTTACCGAGAACGCCTGATCGTCAAGCTGGATTGGCTATGCGGGTATAGCAAAACAATTGAGTTTGACATTGCCGACTTAGGAAAGTACCGCTTATGGCTTGAACAATCTACTCTGTTAGAGATTGACGGACTACGATATCTCGTTCAGTCCGTGATTTATGAGAACGGACGCGCGGGCGCTTGGCTAATGCCTGCGGTTCCGCTTCAGTTGATTGAGCCGACTATAGGGATATACATCGACAAACGGCTGACGCCAGCCTCGCCAGAACCCACGCCGCAGCCAAACCACGTGCGCGATGCGGTGAATGCGAACAGATAGGAGGGGATGATGGAAGCGTCGTTAGTGATTATTCAGCCGCCTGTTAGACAGGCCAGTTGGCTTGAACGAATCGAAGAAGTTGTGCAGCAGCCGATTTCCAGCATGCTGAGGATTCGTCTCCAGCAGATTGAACGCGAGATCGGATATGAAATCGCCATGCGCGGCGATGCGCCCACTGACGATGAGTGCATGGCCCTTCTGACAGTTCGCAATTACATCGGACAATGCAACGCCATCATTCCAAAGCCCGTACCGTACATCGCTCCGCTGCCCAAGCCAAAGCCTCCGCGCAAGCCGCCAATGGAGCCGCGGGAATGGGAGGACACGATGGAACCGGATGAGGTCGCCTTCTGCATGCAGGCAATCTACGATGAAATAGATCGAATAAAGGCAGACTTCGCAGACAACTTCCGAGCGGCTCGCATGTGGAAGAGTTCGCAGCGTAAACGATTCAGCAAGCAGCGCGGCCGTGGCTGCTGCGGGTCGCATGATTTTGTGGTTCAGCGATGGACGCCTGAGAAGAAGCGATACGACCTATACTTACTAGGGTTTAATTATGGACATTGAAGCGCAGCGCAAGGCTGGCTAGAGAGGGGTATGATACAGCCGATCAGTTGTATTTTGTAGATACAAGCGACAGGCTGTAATCAGAGTAAAGCTGGTGCTCGTTGTGATGCCCGGGCTGACGGGCGGAGGCCGTGCGGCACGAGAGCCGCAAATTGTCGATGCCGGAGGAAGTCAGCACCGGCCGCTCTCTCCCTTCATTTCCCTGCAGTCAGCGCGTCGTAACTGCGCTTGCACATCCAAGTGGGCATATTGGTACACTGTATAACCATACAGTGCGAGTTGATCATGCCCCTATACACCGGATGGCCCATGCCTGGCGTGAAAGGATCATGCTGGCGCTGCGAACACTGGGCTGGTGACTGCATCGAAAAAGGCAGCCACAGCACCTGTCTGCGCAAGCCAGATCGGATTCTGGTTACTTCGATGCCGATGGAGGGGTGCGCTTTCTGGTCGCTCTCCCCGGGCCTCGACGGTATGACCGACCAGGAAGCCGATCAAATCGTCAAGGCAACACGGCAGGACCGCTCGAAGTAACGTCCCAATGGCCACCGCCTCCAATCCGGACTCCAGCCCACATCAGCCAAGACCGCCACGCCGGGACGTCCGAGGCGATCGACGCCTCTTTCAGCACCGCATCCGCCATTGAACGAGTGACGGGGTGCGGGGCCGTATAGAGGAAGTCATGGACCGTCGATGCCTCGTGGGCGCTATCGGCCGCCAGAAGGAAAGCAACCGGCGCGCGAGGCACCGAGGCGAAATCCGTCTCGAAACCGGCCGGAACAGTGAATACCCTATCTGCAACGTCGGACTGATAGACCAGGGGCGCCGTGAGGCGCCAAGTGCCGCGCCCGCTGTTCGTGGAGTCGCTGACCAGTTCGACCTCAAGGCGAGACAGGAACGCGCTCATTGGAACGCGACGCCGCTCGACAGGGGCGTGGATGCAGCGGCCGGCGCGGTAGTCGCGGCGGCTTGGCGCATCGAGATCGCCACGTTGAACGCCAGGATCGCGGTATCGATCGCCGCATCGGCCGCCGATTTGTTCGCAAGCGACGACGCATCGATCAGCTCCTTGATCGCCGGCAACGTGCTGTTGACGATCGTTTGCAGGTCCGGCGAAGTCACGGTAGCGCCGACAGCACAAACCTTCGTGATGGCCGGCTGGACCGTCTTTTTCAACGTGTCGGCCGCGCCACCGGTGAATACGCCGTCAGCCTTCAGGATGGCGATCTCGCCGTTCGCCGCGCCGCACGCGATGGCGACCTGTTGCGGAAACGTGAGCGTCGGCGTCGAGCCGCAGCCGATGAGCAGGAAGGCGAGCGCGGCAATGCCTGCCGCAAGCAGCATCTTTTTCATGGGGAACTCCGGAGGTTTGTAGCGAGGTCCGGAGGTTTACTCCGGAGGTTTGAGGGGATTACTGAACAGCAGGGGCGCCGAACTTGGCGCGAAGAGCGTTGATGCCGGCATGGACGCCGGATGCGATGAGGCCGGTCACGAGAACGGCGACGCTTTCGGGGATCGGCACATGGAACAGGGTCGAGAGCGCCCAGCTCACTGCGGGTTCGAGGGTGGCAGCGGAAATCGTGACGCCGCCGGTAATGACGGTGGATTGAGACGGCATGGTTACTCCTGGTGGTGGATGACTTCGATGTCGGAGAACTGGTAGCCCTCCTTGGCGTACTTCTGTGCGATCCAGAGCGGGAATGGCATCGTGTGCATCCCCTCGTCCTTCCCGATGTGATGGGCCTTACAGAGCAGCATTCCGTTGACGGTCATGTCGTCGACAAACTGCGTCCAGTCGGTGAAGTGGTCCCAATCGAATGCCTTGATCCGCTCGCCCCAGAATCCCGCCTGAGCGTCGAACTTGAAGCGATCCCAATCGATCAACTCGGCCAGTGATCGCTCGATCGGATGGTGGTGAGCTTCCAGCGGATGGCCGGATTGCTCGGCCGTCGCGCCGCAGATGTAGCAGCGCCCTCCTTCCCGCGATATCAAATCCTTGCGGGAGTGCTCGAACAGCGCAGTCGTCTTGCGCTCGGCGTGCTCGGGGATGTTGACGGCCACCGAGAGCGTTTCCTTTTCGGTGTGCGCATGCGTGACCTTCGCCATGCCTTCGGACAAGCATTGGTCGCACGGCTGCTCAAGCGGAGCGCCGTGGCTGCATCGGGTAGTCATGGGGGTTCCAGAAACGGAAAAGCCCGGCGCATGGCCGGGCTGGGTGGAGAAGATGGGATGTCAGGTGGTAGGCATCACGCCCGTCTCCATGGCGCGCGCCAATCGAGTGGCGCGGGCGCCAACTTGCGTCGCCCACTTCGAATTGAGCATGCCCGCAGCGGCAACGGAATACGATCCACGCTGCATCGCTGCCAGGGTGTTCTTGAACGTCAGCAACGTGCCGATGCCAAGGTTGAATGCGAGATTAGCAACGACCCTTTGTCGAACCTCATCCATCCCGCGCCACCACGGCAGGTTGCGGTCTAGCTTTGCCAGCGTCGATGCGATGTCGTTCGCAAGAAGCTGATTGACCTGGGCGTCGGTAAGCGGACACGTCCAACCAGTCGGCAACGGAGCCACTTGGCAGTTGTGACCTACCCCGACTGTGGGGATGCCGGCGGTATCAAGATAGATCGAGTAGCGCACGCCCTCATCTCGCCGAAGCTCGGCCTCTAGTAGCGTCAGAATCATGATTGCCCCGGCCATTCCGGCCACTTGCCGTGAGCGATTGCCCAGATAGCCGCGCCGATCGTGACGAACGGACCGAGCCACATCACCAGTCGCCGAAGAAAGCGTCCGATTGCGCCGAAGAAGCTGATGCCGGTCTTGGTGAACTTCATCAGCTCTACCAGTTCGGCCGTGTTGGACTCGACGCGCAGCGTTGCCTGCGTGTTGCGCTCAAGTTCGTCGTGGTAGGAGCCGAATTGCTGCTCAAGAGCATTCATGCGATTTTCCAGGTCCGATAGACGCTGGACCGTAATCGGAGCGTCAGCGTGTGCGTGTGATTGGTTCATGGAACCCCGAAGATGAAAAAGCCACCTCTGAGGGTGGCTTGGGTGGCGCAAAAACTAATAATTTAGCTTGCAAAAACTTATATGCAGCTTATAATAGAGTCCATGAACACGATCAACTGGACCCCGAAAGCAGCGAAGCAACTCCGGAAGCTGGACCGCCAGCATCAGGTTGCGATTCGCGATGGTGTGAACACGCTGGCCGCGATGCCGGAATGCCAGAACGTGAAGCACCTAACGAATCACGAGTACGGATACCGGCTTCGCGTCGGGCACTACAGGGTTCTGTTCAACTGGGACGGTGAAATCAAAGTCGTCGAGATCGAAGAAGTGAGGAAACGCGATGAACGCACCTACTAACATCCAAATCCTGAACGGGCCGGACGGAAAGCCGGCCTTCGTGGTGATCCCCTACGCCGACTACATGTCGGGCCGCGCGGCAGGGCGCGGCCTGATCCCGAACGACGTGATCGGCCGCACTGTTGACGGCGCCACACCGGCGCGTGCGTGGCGTGAGCACCTAGGCTTGACTCAGGCCGATATGGCCGAACGACTCGGCATCAGCCAGTCCGCCTATGCACAGCAGGAAGCCAGCAACCGCCTGCGCAAATCGTCGATCGAGAAGATCGCGACGGCACTTGGCATCACCGCTACGCAGCTTGATTTCTGAAGTTCGCAAACGGAGGGCGATCGCCTATCCTCGGCTCGTCGGCGTTTTGCATCATGGCGATTCCATGAAAGTCCATCGTCGGGTAAGCGGTGTAACATGCGCCCCTCAGACCTTTTCTTACAAAAACTTCCGAGATGAAAAAAGCTTTTGCCACGATCGCTTTGCTGTGCTCCGCCATGGCTCATGCTGCCAGCAGCCAATGCTTTATCGAAGATCCGAAAGCAAACCCGACGTGCATCGTTGACGCCAATACGCTCAATCGGTCGATCATTCAGTACGGCGACGACTCGCGACTCTGGAAGGTCTTCCGCAAGGCCGAAGCTGGCAAGCCGATTGTCATCGCCGCAATCGGTGGATCGATCACCCAAGGCGCCTGGGCCACGTCGCCCGATAAGAACTATGTGAGCCGTGTCTTTGGTTGGTGGCAAGCCACTTTCCCCAAAAGCAAGATGACCCTCGTCAATGCCGGCATCGGCCAAACCGACTCCAAGTTTGGAAACGAGCGCCTGCAAAAGGATCTTCTCGACAAGAAGCCCGATTTCGTCATCACCGAGTGGGCGAACAACGATGCCGGCACGCCCGAGATGCGCGCGAGCTACAAGAAGGTTGTGGAGCGCATCCTCGCGTCGCCCACGCACCCGGCAGTCCTGATGCTCTTTACGATGGATCGCAAGTGGTCCAACTCGGAAGACAACCAGATCCCCATCGGCAAGGAACTGAATGTCCCGATGGTGGCGCTTCGCGAAGCCATCATGCCGATCGAGAAATCCGGGCAAATGAACCCGCTCGACCGCACCGCAGACCCTATCCACCCGAATGACCTGGGGCACCAGATCATCGCCCAGCTCGTGGCCTATCGTCTCCAGTCCGGCCTCAACAACATGCATGCCGCTGAGAAGGCGAAAAAATAAATGACTCTTGGCGAAGCGCTGCGGCGCGAAAACAACAATGCGGATGTTTTCCGCCTAATCGCAGCGCTTGCGGTTATCTGGGGCCATTCATATGCCCTAGCTCCCAAAGCAGGAGCACAGGAGCCTATCGGGGCATGGTTAGGCTTCGATTACAGCGGCTCGCTTGCGGTCAAATTCTTTTTCTTCCTGAGCGGCATCCTAGTTACATCCAGTTGGTTGCGACAAGGATCGCCCACAAGATTCGCTATCGCCCGCATCTTCCGAATCTTCCCGGCGTTGATAGTAAGTGGAGCGGTCTGCCTGCTTATCGTAGGCCCGTTGTTGACCTCGCTTACCTCAAACCAGTATTTCGCGAACTCGTGGATCTACCCGCATATCATCCGCTACCCCTATCTTGACTATGAAATCCCTGGGGTATTTCAGAGCAACACGTATCATGCCGGAAACGGTTCTGTCTGGACCATCCGCTACGAGTTGTTGATGTACGCGATCCTTCTGGGCGTTGCGATGTGCGGACTCTTCCGTTCGAAAACTGCCGCCGCCATAGCTTATAGCGCGATCCTGATTTGGTTCATGGCCCGACCGGATACCATCTCCGTGTTCGGTCTATCAAACAACAATGACGCGGGCCGTCTTCCCTCGTTTTTTGCTTTTGGCGTCCTTCTTGCGCTCTTCAAGGATGTGGTCCGGGTCGATGCAAAACTGATTGCCGGACTTGTCTTGATTGCGTGGCTTCTCAAAGACGGACCGGCATTTCAGTATGCCTTTTACCCTGCCTTCCTTCTTGCGCCGATATGGCTTATGACCACTGCACCGGTTAAGGCGATTCGCCTGCCTGGCGATTTTTCCTATGGCGTGTACGTCTACGGTTGGCCGACGCAGCAAGTGGTTGCAGCTTTGCTGCCAGATGGCGGCCCTTACGTGAATCAAATGATAGCAATGCCGGCCGCCATCCTACTCGGGGCGCTATCGTGGTATTTGATCGAGAAGCCTGCGATCTCTTTCGGCCATCGAATACCCAAACTCTTCGCAGGGACGCGTCACGCCTTCGACGGGGGCGCGACGAAGGCTCGATAGGCTACCGCACGCGCCGAGCGCGCAAGAACCCAGATGCTGTCACACTTCCACCACTGAACACGGATTCTCCGACCAAGTAGACCGTCGTCGTACTCGACACGTTGATGCGCGTGACCGGTGGGATTGCTGAAGCCGCGCCCGTCGCCGTGATCGAGCCTCCGCTTTGGAAGTAGCTTCCCAACGATGGAAGCGTCGCCGAAGTCGTGTTCACGCCGGCGAGCCAGATCGTCTGTGTGGCACCGCTACCCGAGGTGTATGTTGCGGCGCCGGTCACATCCCAATCTCCGGCCGTCAGGCTGATGCTCGTCAGATTCTGTGCCGTCCCGCTCGTCGTCATGCTGACGCTGGAGAAATTCGAATTGACGAATTCACCTACGCTACCTGCATTTGCATTATCTCCCACAATTGTTCCTTTGATGCCACTCGTGGAAGAAGGGGTAATCAAGCCATTAACAGTCAAGCCAGTGCTATTAATGGTAGTAACTGTATTGCCATTGACAATGTTATTGAACTGGCCACCTGCGGGAACCAGAGAATACAATACTCCAGCACTGGGGGAATAAACGGCCGATGAAAAAGTAGATGGCGCGCTGAACCACGTAAATCCGGTCATTGTCGGCATCGAAATTACGCTAGCCTGTCTAGTGCCGCCTCCTGTATCGAGAGCGCCGTTAGCAACGACGATACCATTTTCGAACGTTTGAGGGTTGGGCACTATGTCAATAGCGCTAGTGCATCCATTCAGACCGGACGTAGTAGATTGGCCGGTGCCGCAATCATAGCGGTGGCCTATCGTCTGATTTACCTGGTTGATATTGTATGGATCTTCGCTAGGCGGCGATCCCCATTGGCTATTGATGGATTGCTCGAACTGGATGTGCGGACCCTTCCCGGCAGTTGCCGCGAGCAAGTTGTCCTGCAAATACAGATTCTCGGACCCATATTCGCTGTTGCCCCATGAGTCCAGATACAGGAAACTTGCGATCGGAAATGCAGCCGCGCCGCCTGTCGCATCCGATGACCGCGAGCCGACTACCAATCCATAACCTCCCGAAGGCGGTGCCACGATCTGGGCCGCTGCCGTGAGGCGATAGTCATTGCCGCCCGATACTTGGTTCAGCCACGCAGAGGAATTTCCCTGTGACGCAGCGCCTACCTTCAGGGTCTGCGCCCCAAGATCACTTGCGATCAAAGTTGAGGTTGTGCTGTATCGTTGCTGGCCGAATTGAACGGCGACCGGGCTCGAATTCGTGGCCGTGGACGCGCAACTCATGGTGACGGTGGTTCCAGAAATTGCCGTCACATAGGATTGCTGGAACGCCGCCGAAGGTCCGGAACAGCCACCAGTGAAGCTCCCATACACTCCCATCCCCGTCGTGATCCCGGCCGCACTCGTGACCGTGATGTTTGCCGAACCGTTGGTCGTTGTCGCAGTGGTATTGATCGGTGCGACGATCGTGGGATAGACAGATGAGCCAATCGTCGCGCCGTAAGACCCGAATTGACCAACGGTCGTGCCGTTGTTCAAGATGCCAACATAGTTCCCGTGCGACGCGTCAAATACTTGAATGCCGCCGCCGTTATTGATCCCCGTTGATGTGTAGATCGAATAGGCATTGGGGCCGACGAAGTTCGACGTCGAAGTCACCCCATTAGCCGAGATGCCGCCGGAGAAAGTAGCGCCGCTCGCGGACAGAGAGCCGGTGATCGTCGGACTCGCAATTGTTGGCGAGCTTGACCGAACAACGGAGCCAGTGCCTGTTGCTGAAGTCGTTCCAGTGCCGCCGTTTGCGGGCGTCAGCGGGGTTTGCAGGCTCAGGCTATTGAACGTCGGCGTCGGGTACGACTGCGCGAGAGCAAAAGCTGGAATCAGCAGAAGCGAGAGGATAAGTTTTTTCATGACTTGGAGAGAACCCCGCCGTTGTTCCAGAGAACGCCTGCGCTTGCCGGAAGAGTTGTCGGCAAACTGTTGAACCAAGTGAGATAGAGTGATCCGAATGTCGATGACGACATACCCGAGATCGAGCTATTGACGAATGCTGTGGTTGCGATCTGCGTCGTGTTGGTGCCAGTCGTTGCAGTTGGCGCGGCCGGCGTGCCGGTGAAGGTTGGTGACGAAAGCGAAGCAAGGCCGGTCACGCAGCTAAACCCCGTTCCGCTGGCATAGGCCAACGCGCTACCCGACCCGCTACATGAAGGAATCGAAACTGCGGTTACACCAGCGGTTGCAGAGGTGACATTCGCGAGCACCGTATTCGCTGCGATGCTCGATAGGCTAGCGATCGGAATCCCACTCGGGAAAGACGGCGGATTCGTGAAAGTCGCGTTCGCGATCGTCGCGGTACCGTTGACCGTGATGTTGTTGAATGTCGGGCTCGGGTATGTCTGGGCGAGCGCCGACAGCGGCGCAAACAGCGCCGCAGCGATCAGTTTTTTCATCATGGGTGCTCTACGAAATGGCTACCATTCCGGCGTCGTTCCAAAGCTGGCCGGCGGATGTGGGCTTATCGGTGGGAAGCGATGCCGCGAATGCGGTCATCAGTTGGATCAGCATCGCGAGCGGCATCGTGCATTCCGCCCATTCGCCGTTTTGCTTTTGCTTGATGCTCACAAGCTCACCGCCAGTAAGTGGCTGCGGGAGGCCGTAGATTTCGTTCATCAGGAAAACTCGTAGACGAAGATTGCGCCGACGAGGCCCGGATTGCCTGCGGTATCGCCTGTCGCGCCACTGATCGCCACCCCCCCGCCGCCAGCCCCCGGACCAATCCCGCCGCCTGCCAGAGGCGATCCGCCACCGAGGCCGCCAACCGCGCTTGCACCGCCAGCGCCGCCGATATTCGCTCCGCCAATGCTCAAAGAGCCCGGCGCACCAGAGATGTTCATGAGATTGCCTCCGGTTGCTACGGGATGGGTTTGTGCACCGGCACCGGTTATGACGAGAACAGTGCCGGTTGATGTTCCGGTAGGTCCAAAGCCTTGGCTCGGGAATCCACCTTGCGCGCGCATAAGCGTCCCGAATATGGAGTCACCGCCGCTGCCGCCTGAGCTATTCCCAGCAGCGCCGGCAGTACCAGCAGCGCCGACAGTGATGGTTTGAAACGAACCAATATCCGAAGCGGTGAATTTGCCGACCGCGAGTGCTCCCGAAGAAGCTCCGCCACTGATGGAAGCCGATCCAGAACTGGTCGCGCTTACACCGCCCGAACCCGCGCCCGCCCCCTGGCAATAAGCGATGACAAACGCCATGCCCGGCGTCGGCGTATATTGAAACGTTCCGGCAACCATGAACGTTTGCACGTTCAGCAGACGACCGGGATTGAGCGAGCCCATTTGTCCCGCAGTCGGTCCGCTCCATGCGTAGTCATTTGTCGACCATGCTTGTGCAGTCGTGCCTTCTTGGCCACGTTGTAGACCGCTGAGGGTCGCGCCTGATACTGAGGTTGCGTAGATAATCTCGAACTGTTGACCCGTCGCGCGATCATTCAGCGTGATCACGAGCGGTTTCCCGGCCGAGATCGTGGAAGGCAGATTCGCCGCGCTTGAAAGCGTCAGTGAGGTAGCCGTAGAAGTGATCGCGCCTGCGAGAGTGGTCGAGACGTTGTTGACGAAGGTGAAAACAGTCATAGGGGATTCCCCTGAGAATTCCTGGATAAGGGGCTCCCGAGGGCGCGTCCAGGGAAACGCGCTTTCGATCCGTCGATCTATCGGGAGCCGAAAACAAAAAAGCCACCCGAAGGTGGCTTCACTGAATCGATGTCTTGCTATGCGATGGCGACAACGCCGCCGTCATTCCAGAGTTGACCGCTGACGCCCGGATTGGTCAGCGGAAGGTTTCCGCCACCGAGCGCCAACAGTTGAAGAGGGAAGGTCGTTGCGAAGAAAAGCGGGGGCGCCGCAGGATTGGGTGTGACACCAGGGATGACCGAAATCACTCCGCCGTTCCACCATACTGCGCCGGCCGCAAGACCTACGGGACTAGTCGGATAGACGAGCGGATAATCCATCGTCAACACACCGCCGTTGTTGACGAATTTGACGATGCTAATCTGAAGCTGATACTCGAATGGAAACTGGAGCGCGCCATTGGAATAGCAGAGCTGGAGCGCCTCTAGGCCGATGCTATCCAGCGCGATCACCGAAAACACCGTGCCGGACACCGTGATCGACGGCGGATCGTTCAATACCGGCCAATCAGCACCATTGGCGCCGTTGACGAACCGCGAGATCCGGTTCTTCAACCATTGCATCGAGAACTGCATCCCGTCGCCGCGATACAGGTGCCACGTCAAGACACGCTTGTAGATATCGTCATTCGCGAGTGAAGCCGTTTGACTGGACGAAAAATACTGCTCGTTGTATGCCAGCGTGTCGTATGGCACCGAGTCGTACCCGGCTCGCTGCACCGTCGTCTGTGAAGCGAGAACAGGACGCCGAATCCCGTAGATACCCTGACCGATCCAATCGAGCAGCGAACCAGTGATGAACGGCGACGTGTACAGACCAAGCGGCGTTTGGTTGAACCAGTCAAGATACCCCTGAGACAGACTGTTGTATCCATCTACGAACGCTTGCAGAGAAGCATCGTCGCTGTACTCTTTGTACAGATATGACGGAATAGTTTGCTGAAGAGGCTGTATGCTGAACGACTCGATCTGCATGCATTACCCCTGCGTTACGGTTACGCCAGTCGCTGAACAGAAAAAGTAGCTTTCCGGGTCGCTTGAGATGATGTTTGTCCCAGCGGCAGGCGTGACCGGAACTCCGTTGATCGTTACCGAAAATTGAAGGGTCGTCACATTCGGCCCATCAATGACAGACGCCACCGCATCTAGGAACGTTGCCGTCGCCTCATTCAGATTGATCGGCTGTCCTGCATAGATCGAATTGATGTACGTCTGGAGAGCTGGTGCCGCGAGTTGATTCACTGAACTGCCACCCGTGAAATTCGGCAGCGTCGTGTTCCAGGTAACGGCCATCGTCACGACTTGTTGGGGCGGATTGACGAACGTAATGTTGTATGTGTTCGGGTTCTGGAACAGCGAGACATTCACGTTACGCGGGTTGGGCGAAAGCGTTGCACCGCTTACATAAGTACCGAATCCTGTGCCGTTCGTAGTAGTCGTAATGGAGGTTCCGGAGATCGATGCAACGGTGTATGTGCCGTTGAAAGCGCTTGGCGTCGCGCCTGTCACCGTAATGGTTTGGCCGGTTGCATATCCACTGGCAAGGTTCGTTTGGATGACCACCGGATTGGCGTTCGTCATCCCCGTGATAGCTAGTCGCGAACCCTGGAGCAAAGCAATGTCACCAACGCCCTGTAGGATTGCAGCAGCGACTGCATATGCATCACCGCCGCCGCATACGACTTGCCACCCTCCAGTAACCTGATTGATCGAGACGAGGCGCTGTTGCACACCATTGATCTTGCCAAGCAGAGTCTTGAGAAAAGCCGGGGTACCCACCGAGGCCACTTGTCCCGCCAAAAGGACGCGGCTGCGATACGTCTGTACACTCTCTGCCGACGTCGCTGGAATGCCTGCCTCGGGATTCGTAACTGTTACTGCATAGGCGCTCGGTACTGAAGTGATGATCTGCGTGACCGTGTTCGCCGGGATAGCGAAGGTGCCGCTATTTGTGGCGACGGCAAACAACTGGGAACTGAGCCCTCCTGTTTGAATCACCCCCCCGTCTTGCAGCGCGTATTGATTCGATCCATCCGACACCAAAAATCCGGGAGGCAACACATAGCCGGCCGGCCCGGAAAATTGAACGTAGACGCTCGCGTTTGCGCTGGTGCCTTGTGCAATACCAAACTGCGCGCCTAGCTGCGCAAGGATGAAAGCGTTCGCCCCATACGGCGTTACGCTATTGATGGCGTCAACCCTGGCTTGGTCGATCGCCACCATCGCCCCTACGTCGGTTCCGCTGATGTCATCAATGAGGCCAGAAGGGAGGACCGTATAACCCGGATCTTGCGACGCAACATAGTCAATCAGATTGGCATACAGCGTGGCGGGCGGAGTCGTAGACGGGCCCGCTGTCGTCATGACCAGCGGAATAGGCGTGGATGAAGTGGTCATGTCGCGATTGTTTCGTTGATGATGGCGCCGCTATGACACAAAGCGTTCACTTGATAGACAGGTGGGAACGAAGCAGGGACGCGAATGATGGTCAAGGAGGCGAATCGAGGCGCGAAATACTGCTGGATCTGAGACACATAGAAGTCGGGGTAGACTTGTGTAACGATCGTCTGCTGCTGAGGAATCCCCAGGTTTGCATAGAAGGGGGATTCGCCTAGGTTAAGCTTCAGAGCCTGCACCAGGGTGGTAAGCCAAATGTTATCTTCATATCCATTAACATCCGGCGTTACCTCGATCCACTGATATGTTCCGTCGTCGTTATACGATCTTCCCCACGTCCTCATTCCACTCACCTATATATGACAGACAACTATCCGCCGAAATTTTTTTCTCACGAAAACTTGTCGATGCAGTCGCACAAATATCTTGTCATCGTGCTTTTTGTGAAAAGTCGGTCGGATGTATTCCCATTGGCTCTAGAAGCGGCAAAGCAAGCGCCGTTATTTGCTGTCCGAGACCTTGAGACGCTGAAGATATTCGTGTCAGGATTTTTGCCGACGTTTGAAGGCGCAACTCAGGCCATGGATTTGATCCACTATGTGCGCGGCTGGAAGGGGACGCATTTCTATGCGCGCGGTCGGATGGTCATCGGCGAGATGGAACAAGCCTTTCTTCTCGAAGCAGTCGTGAAATGTTTTGCGGACTCTTGTTCTGCAAAAGACTTTAGGGCGCATTGTTTTCGTCTTATAGACAATCCATTTGATCCGCTCGCACCCTATCGAAACCTTGATCATGTCGTGCCTCATCTTCGCCACTTGGAAGCAAAGGCAGAGCAGGGATTATATGTTTTCCCTTGTCGACACATGCTGCAATGGTTCTCAGCTCAGCGACATCATCCATCATCGATCGTTGATCAGATACAGGCAGATGGAGTAAGCAAACTATGCGATATCTGTCCGAGGTTTGATCCGAATTCCTTTGATGCGTGGCTTCCCGATTAACCGATCATGGGTCCAGTGTTGCCACCTTGCGGATCAGAGTGGACATGAGGATTGACTGCCCCATTCGGCAAAATCACATCCGGAGCAGTAATAGGAACCGGGAAATTGACGCCTGCGGCATCCCATGTGAATGTCTGCGAGCCAATCTTGATTGTGATGCCGGTTTCATTCAAAGTTAGAGCAACATTGCCGTCTGCCGTTTGAAGTATGACGCCCGCAGGTCCTTGAATCTGCGCCATATTGGAATCGATGGGCGCTGACGATGAGTTGCTGACTGGAACAAACACGAGGGCAGTCAGATTCGCTCGCTGCGTCGTCGTAGCAACTCCACCACCCAGGCCCGAGATACCACCCAGATATGCATCCGCAGGCATCGTAACGCCTTTGTCTCCAACCTGCGTCGGCATCCGAATCCACGGACTTTCTGCTTTGGGGATCGTGACGTTCGGAAGAGCTTGAGGCGAGTTTTGGATTTCGAAAGCGACAGTGACGATGGCGCCGTTTACGTCAACAACGCGACAAGGAAGCGCTCTTCCTAACTTCTGAATAGCTTGTTGAGCACGATTGAGCGCTAGTTGATTGGCGCTCTTCTGTACCCATAGCTTGTCGTAGTTGTCAGCCATTTGGATTCAAGATGCAGTTGACGATCGTTACCCACTGCGTTGCGTCGGGCGAACGAAAATTCCCGATCTGGCGCATTTCTTGAACGATAAAATAATTCTGAAAAGTTGTTTGATATTTGATGCTTGAAGGATAGGCTGATTGGGTCGTCGTAACGAAGCCTGGGAGATTTTGTAACCCTGCCGGCATCCTAACAATCGCGCCCATTTGCAAATCAGCGCGCGTCACTAACTTTAATTGGATCGTATTGACATTGATCCATGTCGGTTGACCTACAAAATCCGTAAATGCGAGCTGGATGGGAGACGTTTTGTAATTGGTGTCATAGGCAATGATTTTGCCTGCCTGAATCCCAATCGTTACTCGATTGTCAAAAATTCCTTCACTGATGTCGCCAACAACTTGTGCGAGCTGATCCAGAGTGTCATAAACCCCTATTTCATCATGGTTCTGAATTAAATCAGTGCTGATGTTTATGGATAACGGGGTATTGGGATATGCGACATCCAAAGTCTGCAATAATGCATCAGACAATTCTGTTCCTGCTCGCCAGTTCAAAACAAAATTGCCCGGATTGTCGATTGTATATCCGCCTGGAAGGACAACGAAGTCTACAGTCTGGTTGACGCCTTCCCAGTTTCCGAATGCCTGAAATACTTGTCCTTTCAGGATCGTTCCAGCTTGCGCCGGATTGACCAGAGGAAGACCTGGCCGCATGCCTGCCTTCAACTCTAGAGACATGCCGGCGAACTGCTGAGGTTGCGTTAAATCTTGTAGTGCAATCCCACGCAATACAACTGTCGATGCACCGGTTGGTATGCCATACGGTCCTACAAGTACGTCATACTCGATTTGAAGGGCGCCAGGATCGATAACGTTGTTAGGGTGCGAACTCCACACACGCAGAGGTTTCGTCGCACCCTGCGGTGTTAAGGAGAGTTCGTAATACCTCACGGCGTCACCTCGATGTTCCCCGAATCTTCTCGGAACAAGATTGTTGATTGGCTAAAAACACCGGGCGCAAGGAATATGTCATATGACAGTGGAGAGCCGACCATGGCGCCATTCCATATGACATTCCCGGACGTATCTGAAATCGTCATATAGTAGCGCTGTCCGTAAAAATTCCACCCGACATTCAAGACGTAGCTTGCGCCATCCAGGGTAACCGGTGTCGAAAATGGCGGATTCGACGCGTTCGATGGAGAAAAGGGGATTAGCGTGGTCATCAGAGCGGAGAACTAAGATATTGATTAACCACGCCTGCCACTTGGTTGACGTTCTGAACGGCACTCTGCGCGGCAGAACCAACCGCAGTTGCAACACTCGACCAGAAGGAAGACCCGGCGGCAGGAGCCGATCCGGAAATGGCTGCTCCACTATTTAGCTTGGACATAAGTCCGTTGAGCGCGTTAGTCGCCTGCTGTTGAGTCACGAGAGGCTGAATGAAATCCCACTGCGCCTCAACCTGTTGCTGCTTTGTGCCGCCGCCTGTCGCATCAGTGACTTGGGTTAGGAGGCAATTCGTGTAGATATATGCTGGCGTCGCAACGTGATAAAGACCGCCCGCTGCATTATGAGCAGTGATTGACGTCTTGAGAGCTGTCCATATGGCTGTTTTTGTCAGATATCCAGCCGTGTCTTTCACCGGAGCAATCATGCGCAGGCTGATATTCAGCGGCTGCTGAATCGTCGCATTGGCGGCCACGGATTGGTTCGCGAATGGGTATGTAGCGATCTGTTGGCTCACCAATGTCGACCCAGGCACGGTGATAAAACTGGCAAAAAAATCATCCGTATTAAGGCCACCACTAGAAAGGGTGCCTTGCACGAATCCCGCCAATTGGCCGGTCAGAGCGATCAACGGAAGCATGCCGCCGAGCGTATTTGCCGCAATCCCGCCGACCAGGATAATGGGAGACACTTGGAACGCGAGGTCATACGAATTTCGGAATGCAGTGGATACGATCGCCATATCAATGAGGTGCAGCATTCATCGACGTTGCCACGTTCGCTGCCGTCGAGTTGGTAATGTTGATGTTGACGTTTTGACCTTGCTTTGCCATCAACGACATGATTTTGCTGATGTATTGTTGTGTTTCGCGCGGGGCGTGGGATTCCCAGTTATCGCCATTTTTCGCAATATCCTTGTCGAGATTTCCCATGCCCCAGTTGTAAGCAGCAAGAGCCTTGCGAACATCCCCACCATATCTTTTCAACAGATAGCTGTCGTACCGACTTGCCGCATCCATCGAGTCGTTGAGATTATTGATGTCTCCACGACCCCATTCTTTCCACGTGTCCGGCATGAACTGCATCGGGCCAAGGGCGCCTTTGGGAGATTTCAGATTTTTCCCACCACTGGATTCGATCTGATACTGCGCCCCCAAAATTCCAGCGGGCAACGTCATCGCTGATTCGAGCTGAGACGAATCATTCGAAAGGCCTGGGATATGACTGCGAAGCCAGTACCCCATCGTTGCCAATCCGCCAACAACGCCACCTTCCTTCTTGGCCTGGTCTTTCGAGATTGGCGGCCCTTGTAGCGCATCCAATACTTTTTTTGCTTCCGGACCAGCAACCTTCAATAGATTGACTGCTGCTGCGGCAGCCGAATCGCCAAGTATCTTGAGTTCTGGAGATGCGCTTGCCAACTGCTCATTGAACGTGTTGAGCACCTTTGCCCAGTCAGATTGCAGGGCGGCTTTTACTTCAGACGCTTGGTCAGCAACACCTTGATTGACTTCATTAGCCTTCGCATCGGCAAGCGTCTTGTTTTGCGCCGCGATGAACTGCTGATCGGTGTAGCTCGCGCCAGTGCGCAATTGCTGAAGTGACAGGACGTCAGTGAAGCCATAGGCCTGGGCCATGGAAGCCGCAGGCATCCCGGCCTTTTGCCACTCTCGATACTTTCCGCTTGCCGCACGGGCAAAGTCGTAAGTCAACTGCTCAGCGTCCTCGCCTTGGATCTGCTCCGGCGTGAGGCCGGCCGCAATGAACGCGCGCCATTTCGACACATCACCTTGAGCGTTGGCGACATTTCCAAGATCCGATGCGCCGAGGCCGAACCGCTCAAAGTTGGCGTTGAAAGCCTGAGTTTGTCCGATCCTCAGGCCAAGGCCACGTGCTTGCAAGTTTTGGCCGGCGAGCATACTGGTCGCCCCATACACTGCACCCACGGCGCTTCCAATACCACTGACGCCCACCGCTCCCAACTTGAGCAATACCCTGCTCATGTTGAAGATGGATTTTTCGAATTCCTTGGAAAACTTAGCCATCCGGCCAACCTGGATTGCTCCATCTTTGGCCTTGGAGTTGAATTTGTCCTGAGACGATGTGGCGCGCAGCATTCCCTTCGAAATCGCATCTGCCTGGATAGCCGAGATCATCAGGAAGTCTTTCGAATGCATGGATGCTGTTGCGAACTCATCCATGCCGCTTCCGGCATCGTCGATTACATCAACGACCTTTTTCCAATCCTCCGGCATTTCCGCAAGGCGTTTCTGGTACTCCGTAAAGAGCGCATGAAACTCCTTGAACTTCGAGTCGTTGATCTCGATATCAATGATGCTTTTAGCTGTCATGCTGGTCTCTTTAGTGCTTGCAGCAGATATCGATTGCGATATTCGAGTGCGGTCTTAAACGGCGCATCGTACTGCTCAAACACCTCAGAGAATCCTTCTCCAGTGATGTAGGTCAGTATGCTATCGAGGAAGGTGTGTTTTTCGTAGGTGCGACAGGCGTCGATTTCTGCAAAGAGGCGATGAATTCCGTAGGCGTCGAGGATGTAGTCGATCCGCCAAGAAATCCGGCCATTGCCTCTAGCGCCTTCTGGCGATCCGCCTTTTTTGCCATCGAATACTGAGAGGTAAAAAAAACCAAGCTCGCTAGAGCTTCCTCCCAATCCTCTGCGTCGATTTTTTCTTGCTGGATCGCAACATCGACCGGAAGCAGATCCCAGCCATTCGGGCCGGCACACAACACCGTCGTCAGGCGCTTCAGTTCCTGAAGAAACGCTTGCGTATCGTGATCGACGACATTGCCATCGCCGTCGAAGGAACCGCGCGCAGCGGCATCTTTCCGTCCCTCATCCTTCAGGGTCAGTGCGGCAACGCGCGGGCCAGCTCCTATGAGGTAGTGCGAGCCCTTACTCGAAAGCGCCGCTTTCGTAGCCGCCAACACTCGGAAGTTCGCTTCAAATACTTCGCGAGAAATCGGAGAATGGTAGCCATAGACTCGAACAACACTTTCCGCCACGTCTTTGCCGTCAACATTCTGTGTGATCGTGTCTGTCACGATAGGAATCACGAGATTCCGTTTTTCATCAATGCGCATGTGCTGATACCTTTGTCAGCCCTTAGGAAGGGCTGCGGCAGCCAGTAAGGTGCTGGCGTTCGGATCGCGTGTCCTAGCCGCAGCGCAGGGGGATTACGTGAACGACCAGAGCGAATTGTTGATGTTGAATGTCCCTCGCAACACCAGGCGCGTCACAGGGTCGGTTCCATCGTATGCGCCCGGATCAAGCATTCGAATGCTGGTGTCGTTGAGCTGGATCGCCGGAAACGATGACGTGTCGCTGTAGATCGTCACGTCACCGAGGACGCTTGTATCCTGAGCTTGGGCAAGCCATGCAGCAGAAAGCGGCTGCGGCCGCAGCAAACCGATATTGACCGTCGCCATAACATATGGCTCGGGCGAATTCACGACACCGGTTGCGGTTTCGATTTGTTGCGTGAAGTCGCCTTCGAATTCGATCCGTGCGAACGACTTGCCCATGTTCTGAGCCGTGACGTTCAACGTCGGATATGAAGCAACCACGACATGGCATCGGACGCGGTTCAGCGGTCCTGCGTTCAGATAGGGATTAGGCATTTTCGTTTTCTCCTATCATCAAGCAAACTGAACAGCGTCGAGGTTGAAGGTGATCGACAGGAAGGCGTTTTGACCGACCAGCGTTGCCGAAAGACCGTTGTAGATACCGTTGTTGTAGTCGTTCGGGTTTTGCTGCGTGTAGGTCGCAAAGGGAACCGCATTCACGACGACACTCAATGCGCAGCCGAACACAACGGCGGAGTTACCGACGTTCTGCGCAATGGCTTGCAGCGTGTTGATGCCCGCTTGGTTATAAAGCAGCGGGGGATTGCTGTTCGAGCCGTTGATGATGGCATTGGCCAGCGCTTGCTTGACCTGGATACGGAACCAATCGACGCCGTACCACCATGCCGCTTGCTCGCCGTCCATCGTCGTGCCTTTGAAAATGCACGCAGTGGATATGCCGCCTTCTGCACCGGTGGAAATCAGGTTGCCGAAGTTAGTAAGCGTCGTGTTGATGTTGGTCTGGTTATTCACCGAAGACCACGGCGTAACTCCGAAGACAAAGCGAAACGACATCGGGGCCAACGGATTCGCAGAACCCGGATTGTTCACGAGCCACTGATAGAAATCAGCCGCGAGCTGATGCTCCGTTGATGCCTTGGTCGGGCTCGGAACCTGAGCGTAGACAGCCTTGTTTGATGCGTAATTCGGGAGGTTCGAAACGGTCGTCGTGATGAAGAAATACGTCTGCCCGCTTGGGCTTTCGTAGTTCGCCGTCATCGTGTTCAGCGCCACGGAAGACGCAGCGTCCCATGAAGCGGGTAGCAGGTACGCATAGAACACTTGCGGATTGCTGTTCGCAGTGATCCACGTCTGAAGCGCTGTAATGCCGGCCGCCGCAGTCGTTACCGATCCAAGTTCGAGCACATACACACCAACCGATGTGCCTTGTGCGAAGAACGTTGTGGCTGCGTTATTGACGAACCCAGCATTGGACGGCAGATACGTGCCCGGTACGGTCTCGCTACCTGGATTCGTGGCGAGCGCATAGGTGAACGTGCTCGTACCAGTCACCGTGGCCGTGAACGTGCCGTTGTAACCTGCCGGCGTCGCACCAGCGATGGTCGTGGTGAATGTCTGACCCGTAGACAGGGAAAGCGCAGCCGACGTAGTGGCAGTTACAACACCGTTCGACCATACGAGGCCGGACAGTGCAAGCGGAGTCGCGAGAATCGACGTGACCGCCGAAAGAGTGCCGCAATACTGATATGTGCCTGCGGTCAGAGTGGTGCCGCCCGCCGACACAATCGCGCCACTTTGCTGAAGCTGCGAGACAGTCGGCGCGCGCGTAACGGTCGTATTGACCGTTACGATTGTGGGCGTGATCGTGGTCGCCATGTGGGCGTGCTCCGGTTATTAGTCGAACGAGACAGCGACGACGCCACTCGTGCCCGGATCAACAACGATCCCAGCAAGGCAAGGGAAATCCAGAGAAATGACCGTGCCGACAGCCGGCCACGAGGCGGTGTATTTGATGATTGCGTTGGCAGTTGCGGCAGCGCCCGTCGTGGCGACGTCATAGACCGCGAAATTGCCTGCCGTCGCAGCAGTAATAACCGTGACCTTGCAAACACGTCCGGGCGCAGCCTTAACCGCAGTGATCGTCGAGACGTTGAGTTTGTTGGTTGACCCCACGCCGACGAGCAGATTGCCGCTGGCATCCAGTTGAAGGGGAGCCGATGTTTTCGGCGTTACGGTGCTATTGACTGCTACGTTTGCTTGAAGCGGACCTTGGGGCATTTCTACTCCAGAATGAAAAAAGCCCGCTCAAGGCGGGCAATGTTTGCCAGTCGGGATGCCCCGGTCTAGCTGGTGGTGATAGAACTGAAGCCGGCCTCAAGAATCAGCCGGCGCGCGATCGCGTCAGAAGTGGTCTGGAAATACCAAGCATCAATGTCGAGCGTCTTTTTCATCGCAATCACGTTGAGTTCGGATTGCGTGCGCTTCGCGTCCTTGATTGCTGGCGAATTGCCGAATCCGAAGTTGTCGGTGTTCAGCGAGTAATCGATCAGGGACGCGTAGAACTGGATGGCCTGTTGGTTGTTTAAGCCATACATCGTCAGACGAACTCTGTCTTTCGCGAGCTGAGAGCTTGGGAGGTTGTGTAGCGGGGAACCACCCGAATTCGGCACAACTGTTCCAGGCCAAACGTAGTCCGGGAACGAGGGCGCTTCCGTCGCATCCGGCTCTATATGTGCGACCACATAGGGAGGCACAACATTGGCCGGGACCAAATACGATGGGTAGATGGGAAGCTGCGGCGTGCTTTGTGCCAGCCAGATTGGCAAGCTGTTTGAGACGATCGGCCCGGCAGGCAAGTCGGCAGCGCTATCGATCAACTGCGATGCAAGCGCCGGATAGACCGCATTGCCAACGTAGTGATACAAATTGGCCTGCCTGTACAGCGAGCCCCGCGCATTGAACGAGAACTTGATGCCGTCGATCTCGCCTATGAACAAGTCGGTGGGTGCCACCGTGTTGAAGTCGTCAATCGGGTCCAAGGCCGTGAAGATGATGCGATTGATATCAATCGTTTCGTCTTCGTTCTGCTGTTGATCGGTCACCTGATGTAACGAGCCCTTGACCGTTTGCGTTTGGCCGGTATTCACCCAGAACACATATCCGTCAGAAGCTAAGACCGACTGGCTATACCTCGTGAAGGTGATTTCCTGGCTTTGCGAAATCTGGTCAACGCCGGCCGCGAGTGTGCTCGCCAGTTGGCTTTGCGTGCCTAGCGATTCAGCAATAGATGGCATTAATCAACCCATGCGGTTAGCGTAGACCAGTAAAGCGATGTGTCAATGAACGATGGGCGACGAGGATTGCCCTTCGCATACGGATGCTTCAGGCGATGGTTGACGCCGTTCAAAGCGGCCTGAGTCGGGACGCCTTCAATGCCCATGTGCTCAATCTGCTGAGACGAGATGAAGTTCTTCATCATCGTCGTGATCGACGATTCGGCGCTCGCGAACGGATTGCCTGAAGGACGGCCGCCCATCAACATGTTTTCGAGTTGTCCGGCGATGGATTCCTCAAGCGCCTTAGCGATGTCGGGGAGACGCGCAAAAGCGAATGTATCGAGGACGCCATATTTTTCTTCGAGGATTTTGGCGACTTCGCCAGTGGTCTTCGTGACTGCGCTTTTCTTCTGCTTCTTTTTGCTTTTGCCCTTACTTTCCTGTTCGACATAGGGCAAATCAATCACGCCTAGGTGAAGCGTGATGCGACTGGGGGAAGTGCTTGCTGTGCCTACATGGACGGGAGAATAGCTTCCGCCGCCTTCCGCCATAGGCATGGGAAGATCTTTCGCAGCCATTTTTTACCTCAACTAATACCCCATATGGCGCCGAGGTCCTGTTGAGCGGCTAGCCAAGCTCGCCCATACGGGTCTTTTAACGCCTGCAACTGCCCGAGGGTTAGGCCTTTCAAGAAATCGGGCGACAGCAACGAATCGGACGTGCCCTGATCGGCCGCAGAATTGACCACGCCCGGCACGAAGCTGTTGAGCTTCATGTCGGATCGCGCGGTAGTAAAGAAGGTCTGTCCCTGTTGATCGGGACACCAATTCAGCAGAAACGATGTAGCAAGGCAGTAGACGGCGAAACAGTAGTAGTCCTGGCCGATCGCATACAGAACCAGAAGCGTTTTTTCTTCTGCGTAGCTCAGTGCCCATGTTAGGTACGGGCTGTTCTCGGGCAACGCGGCAGTGGGGACGCCAGCAACCGTCGTCAGGAACGTGTACAGGTCCGTCGCATTGGGTGCCGTTTGCGTCTGCCATGGAGCAAGCACTCCCATGCCAGGGAGCGGAGGAAAGCAGGGAGTGCACATGGATTAGCTCTTACGAGGACGGCCGCGACGACGGGTTTCTTGCGGAGCATCCGCGGTCACGGTGATGACTTCGTGGACTGTCTGATCGACGCCCTTCTGCTCCACTTCCGTGATCTCGACCTCGAAGTTGCCGACCTTCATTTCCGACTCTTGGGCGGCACGGCGAACGGTATCGTCGGTGGCCGCAGCGGCTTCTTTCCGTCGTTCTTGCGCTTCAGCGTAAAGGTCTTCGTCGTTGCGCTTCATCGTCGATTGAAGACGGTCGAGCGGAATGGGCGTGTCGAACTGGTAGCACTGACCGACGAAACCATCGTGACGGTCGATCTCGGATACAGGAATCAAACCGTATGGACGATGCTGGTCAATGATGCGCTGATGGTCAACGCGATTGCCTTGTGGATAGATGTTCTCTTGTGCGCCAGGCCTGATCTTGGTGACGACTGGCTTGTTCGGAGAACCCTCGACCCAGTAATGAATCTCAAAATTCTGCTTGCTGCAATTTGCGATGAAAAGTGACATGGTTTTCCCTGTGAGATTTAACCCTGTGTAAGAAGCCCGCAGAAACACGACAGGGGGCGTGCTTGTCAGTTGCGCAACCTATCTGCGGGGCTAACCATTACTGGTACTGAACGCTCAGAAGCGTGAGTGCTTCCGGACGGACCGACCAACCCGACGTGCTGCGCAGTTCGGACACCACATCGACGGCACCACGGGGAAGCGGCGCCATGATCTCGGTGGGTGCCGCACGGTCGACCAGTTGAAGCGCACACGCGGCCGAGCCCGGAGTGAGCTCGGCGAACGCGTTGGTATTGATCTTGCCGCCCTTCGGCTTCTTCACTTCCGGCATGGAGATGATGATCAGATCGGTACCACCCGCACCCTTGCCGATCAGCGTGTCGTCGCACGACCAGGTGATTTCGTCCTCGTTACTTTCGAGCACGGCATCCACCAGACCGCGGCCCGAATCCGTACCGGCGCCGGTGCGTTGGAACTGCGTGAGCTGAACGACGTTGTAGCTGATGTTTTCGAGCACGCGCTGAGTCGTGGTGATCGAGAACTTCGCCGCCATGCCCATTTGATTCGTGCGGAACTTGATCGCGCCGATGGTCTGCGAAAGGAAGAGCGCGAACTGGCCGTTGTCATATGTGACGACGGTTGTATTGCCGTTCGAATCGGGAGGCAGGTTGAGAGCCGTTGCTCCCGGCGTATTCAGCAGCCCTTCGCCGTTCGCCGGATTTGCGCCATACAGGAGCAGGTTCCGTTGTTGCTGGAACGTGCCCTGACGCATTGCGAGGCGATGGGCTTCCACCGTGGATGCACCGACGCGACCAAGAGCGGCGGTGTCGTGGTGATCGTACTCGGCGCGCGACTGGATCAGATACGTCGGCGTGCTGATTTCACTGTAGACGACCGTGCAGCTCGGCAGTTGGTTCGGAGCGAATTGGCTGGTCGCAACCTCGGTGCGAACGTCCATCCGCTTCATGTAGACAGCGAGATCGCCTTCGCCAAGACGAACGAGCGGATCGCCCGTCGCGATCAGGTCGAACGCACCCGACGCTTGTTGATACGGCAGGAGGATTTCCGGGATCTCATAATGAGGATTGACCCGGATCTGTGCAGCTACGATATTGGCCATGTTCTGTCCTTAGATCTGGATGAGGGCCGCGTAACCCTGGCGATTCCAGGTAGCTGCACCGGTAGTGGGGTTGTAGACGACGGTCATGCTGTTGCCGGCATTGATGTCGAGGATCTTCACCGGTAGCGCGCCCGTGCCATAGTTCAGCACTTGCGTGCCGGCGATCGTGCCGATTGCGCCGGCCGGGGCGACAACTTGATAGCTGAAATGCTGGTTGTCGATGAAAGCGGTAACGGTCTGATTGCCGTTGACGAGCGAATTGCCGCCCGTGCCGCTATTCGTTGCGCCGCTGATGTTGATCAGGTCGCCAACACCGCCGACCGGCGACGCCGCGGCCATCACGACAACAACGGTCCACACGCCATTCGAGAAGGTCGCCGTTTGCGATGTGATCGAATACGTCGGAGTCGAAGCATCGTAGGGCTGGAGCACCTGGTTGTTGAAGTCCCACGAAACCTGAGTCGTGATCAGGCTGCCATCGAGCGACACGAGCGACGGGTCCATTGCGACCGGAATGCGGATGCCGCAGCCCAGACGGAAGAACGCGACTGACGCACCAGCATTGCCGGCGAGGGGAACCGGGCTGGAGGGCGAGCCCACCATCGAATAGGCGTTGTTGAAGACCGAGAAACCGGTGATGTTCGAGACTGCCGTTGCGGGGACAATCGTTCCGCCCAGCGTGCGATCGTAATTGCTCGCGGGAGCAATGCTTTCCGAGATCGCCATGCCGCCCCAGATCGGGCCGGTTGCGTTGGGCGACAGCGTACCGGACGCCAGCGAGTATCGGATCGCGGGTTCGTCTTGGTAGACACCCTGCACATAACCAGCGCTCTGTACGGAGAACGAGCCTGCGGCGTTCGTAGTCGCGTACGGGTAGAAAGGCGTATTCAATGCCATGATTTTCCTATCCAGAAATGAGAAAGGCCCGCGCAGTGGCGGCCCTCGTGTTTGCGACTACTAGCCTTAGTGGCTTCGGCGAAGTTGCGCTTTCATGCGCGGCGCCCGGAAGTCGTCCATCCAGTCGCTCGGCTTGCCGTAGAAGGTCGTGACGCGATGGCCCGTGCCGGTATCCTTGGTCACGGCGCGCAGGCCACCTTCGGCAGCACCAACCGGTCGGATAGCAGCATCCATCGCATCTGCGTAAATCGCGGCTTCAGCGATTTCGAACACCGATGCATCGAGCTTCGACAGGTCGACGTCTTTCCATGCGGCGCTGTGCGACTTCATCGGAGCGGCGAGGCGCTTGCGATAGGCGAGCACGTCTTCGCCGTTGAGCGCGCGCGATGCCTGCTTGCCGAACGCCGAATAGATGCTATCGGCCTTGGCTTGCACGTCTGCGAATGCCGCATGGTCTGCATCGCTCAGGGGCTTCGGCGTGAGCTGAGCGGTTTGAACCAGCATCTTTTCGAGCTGAGCAACGCGGTCGAGCAGAGCGCTTTCACGCGCGGCAGCATCTGCTTTGGCTTCTTCTTCCTTGGCTTCGGCCTTCAGTTTGGCCGCCTCGGCTTCCTTCTCTTTGGCGGCCTTTTCTTCGGCTTCCGAATCGGCCTTAGCCTTGTCAACTGCCAGCTCATCGGCCGGCATAGCATCGTCCTTCTTGCCTTCCAGCGCGTCCATGCGGGCGCACATATCGGCCTTCAGCGAATCGACTGCGGACATCAGCTTGTCCCACTTTTCTGCATCAGCCTTCGCCTTTTCTTCTTCGGCGTCAGCCTTCGCCTTGGCCTCAGCGTCAGCCTTCGCGCGCGCTTCGAGTTCTTCCTTCGCCTCGGCGTCCGCCTTGGCCTTACGCTCTTCTTCAGTCATTTCAGGTTCCTGAACGTTGGTGGTGGATACGCCATATGGCGATCTGCCCTTGTCCCACACGCCGACTTCGCAAATAGCGATATGGTCGAGCAGGATTGGATTTCCCTCGATCAACAGCTTTTGGCCACCGTCGAGGGTCACGGTGGCGTTTTCTACATCTGGATTTCGGAATACGACGGATGGCGACGTGGAAAGCTGTTCTTGCGACATGAGAGTCGCGGTTGCCTTGTCGTAAATGCGAGATATGGCCCACACTTCATCCCCTTTGATATAGGGAAGAAGTACGGTGCCTACCACACGATCATCGAACTCCTTCGAATCAAGTGTTGCTTTCTCGGGATGGTCAATGATTACAGGAAGCCCACTGCATCGAGCGAGGAAGTCATCGTTGAGATAATTCTCAGGAGGCCGATATACGTATTCGTTATCCTTGGATCGATACGAAGTGCCAGTACCGGTGATGCGGATATCGAAAAGCCACATGTTCCGGAAGAACTGTGGCGACGAATATTCGCCTGCGACCATCGCTCGCGCGAGGTCCGTCTCCGTCATGTGGGCTTTGCGGACCGCCTTGAATGCATCGGACTCCAGTACAAATCGACATCCCGAATGCAACGGTTCGGGCCACGATCCGAGCGGGGACCAAAGGAATTCGGTGCTCTCGTCGCTCAGCGCGACATCGAAAGGTCGCGACTCGTTGTAGAACGTCGTGAATTCGACTGCGCCATCATCCGACTTGCCAAGCTCGATCAGCTTGTGCGGCTCGTATCCGGTTTCTTCTTGCGTCTCGCGCCGGGCGGCTTCTTCAGGCGTCTCGCCGTCCTCAATGTGGCCACCTGCAAACGCCCACTCGCCAGGATGATCGCCACGGCTTCCGCGCCGCAGGAACAGCACATTGCCATCCGCGACGATCAGCACGCCGGCTGCTTTCACCTTGTCGGAATCCGCCTTGCTGCGACCTGCTTCGCGCATTGCGATTGCGATGCTTTGGTCTTCGGGGTGGCCCGCTTTGCGCAGCTCTGCGATGTTGTGTCCGACCGTCGCATTGGACGATCCTTTCTCTAATGGCATGTCATGCTCTCATCGCTTTGATCTTCGCTTTTGCCTCGGCCAGCGCTTTCTCACCGGCTTGGGTCAACATTTCAGGGGGCAAGTCGCGCAGGGAATACAACCAGCGGCCAAAGCACGAGCAAAAGACTTCTTCGCCGAAGCTGGTAACGTCGTCGTAGTAGCCGGCAGGCCCTGGCTTCACGAGCCCTTTATCCTTGGCCCAGCTTGAACGAAGCAGATATATTTTCCCTTCGCGCTCTTTGTGGTCGGGACGATTGTGATAGCCGGCTGAATGTCGAATGTTCCATTGCACAGCGATCGCGCCACTATCAACGGCGACGATTTCGTTAAGGGCCGCAGTGAATTTCGCGGTTTGGTCAATGTGAACGCGACGCTCTTCGAAGGGCAGGGAAGTGAGCGCTTTACGGAGGTTGTCTTTCACCTCCTTGACCTCGATCGCCCGGCTGCCGCCGGCAGGTATCGATGACGCCCAGCCGGCGAAACGCTGTACAGTCTTCTCGACCATCTGCTCACGATTGAGCTTGATGAGACTGCGTGAGACCATCATGCGACGGTCTAGCTCGGCGCGAAGCTGAGGCTTCAGGCGATCAACCGTGAACCGCGACACACCAGAATGCGTGCGGATAATCTGTCCTCCGTCGATCATCTTCTTATAGACGCCTTGGAGTGTGCGTGTCAGTGTTTCGTTGAGCACACTCTCAGGCGTCATCGAAGCGACGGCAGCCGATCGGATTCGCTCGACCCAATACTGCAATCGCTCGGCGCTGTCGAATCCGTTTTCCTCGAAATCGCGGATCGCATCAGTGACGACGGAGTAGAAGGATTCAGCCATCAGACTTTCGAATTGAACGGTTCCGGCTCGCTTGGTTCTCCAGTGGACTCAGGCGGCACGTAGTCTTTCAACGACTCGTAATCAAGAGTCATCGGGTTGGAGAACAGATGCTTGATGTCGTTGAGGTTGTCTTCGAACCACTGGATGACATGCGCTTTATTGGCCGGATCGAGATTCGGATTCAGCACTTCGACCGCAGCAATGAGTGCCTTGAGCTTGACGTCATCGACCTTGACCAACTCGCTCTCAGGCTCAACGAGAAGCGACGGCCACTCGGCGACGAATGCGTTCTTCCATTGGTAGAACGCATCGTTGTAGGTCAACTTCTTGTATTCAGGAAGAGCCGTTTGGAGCGCGGCAAAGAATTCCTCGTTCCATGCCAGGCGCATGACGATGTTGTCGAAGAATTCGTATAGCGGTTGAACCATCTGACGCTCATGCTCGATGTAGCGCACGATTTCTTTCGCGTCCTCAGTGCCTTCGCCAAACCCCTCGGCATACGATTCCGAGTTCAGCAGCTTGGCGGGCTGAGGGACAGCCGCTGCGATGTTCTCAAGAATGTTTTTTCGCGACCCGGCCAACGCCTTGTCAACGTTCATCAAGTTCAGCGTATCAATGTCTTCTTCTGGCGTGATGTTGATGACGTTGTTGGTCTGCGCTTCCTTGACGACGTTTCGCTTAATGCCCTGGAGCACGGCCATCGCGCGATCGGCGATCGACCCAGCCTGCTTCATCTTGGCTACGATGACGCCAGCCTTGCGCGAGACCATATCGTCCGCGACCATCGTTTGCACGAAGGATTTCAGCGGGTAAAGCGCGCGCTGATAGACCGAGCGACCCGTGTAGCCATATGCCGAGTTGGTGTACTCGATGTATAGCGGGGCTTCGTTGAAGAACACGAGAGAGCGCGACGGGTGATATGTCTGGCCCGCAGCGGTAACGATGGTCGGCTTCTGAAAGTCGGGCGCGTTCGGATCTTGGTTCAGCACCAGCGAGCCTGCCGTGTTCAGCGGATCAAGCGCGTTGAAGTACAACTGAAGCTTTGCCAGTTCCTCGGGCGCAATCGGCTGATTGGTTTCAACATCCTTCGCGCCGTAGACGATCGCGGAAGCACCGTAAATCTTCGCTAGTCGCCATGTGTTGGCGATATAGGCATCGGCGTTGATCTCCTTCCACTTGCGTTCGAAGGCTTCGCGGATGCGTTCCTCCGGGCCGCCAGGAATTGAGATCTTCCGCGGTAGTCCCCCCGTTTTTAACGGCGGTCAGAAGTAGAGGTTATGGCGCGATAAGCAACTTCTGTTTCGGCGGTACGCCGCCAATGGCCGTGTTCGGGCGTTCGTGATTGTATGACCACAGCCACTTCGTCGCATACTCCTGAACGTCGGCCACGGTCTCGAAGAGGTAATGGGCGAGCCAGTCGTATCGAACCGTTTTGTTGTAACGCTCGATGTACGCGTTCTGTTGTGGCTTGCCGGGCTGGATAAACTGCAGAACGATGCCGCGTCGAGCGGCCCAGTCCCTGAGCGCATCGCTGACATATTCCGGTCCGTTGTCGCAGCGGATCTTCAGCGGCTTGCCGCGCCATTCGATCACCTGATCCAGGGACCGGATAACACGTAGCGCCGGCAACGAGAAGTCCACCTCGATGCACAGGCCTTCCCGGTTGAAGTCGTCAATCACGTTGAACAGCCGGATGCTACGCCCATCGGCAAGCTGATCGTGCATGAAATCCATTGACCAGCACTCGTTCAGTGCCTGCGGCACGGCCAGTGGTTCCGGTTGCTCACGCATCAGTCGTTTGCGTGGCTTGATCCGCAGATTCAGTTCCAGTTCGCGATAGATGCGGTAAACGCGTTTGTGATTCCAGACGAAGCCCTTCACGTTGCGCAGGTACAGGAAGCATAGGCCAAAGCCCCAGTTGCGCTGGTTATGCGTGAGTTTCACAAGCCACTCGGCGATCACCCCGTTTTCCGGGCAGCGCTTTGCCTGGTAGCGGTAGCAGGTCTCGCTCACGCCAAACGCCTCACAGGCCGCCCGTACGCTCATCGCCCGATCCTTGACAGCACGCATGGCCATCTCGCGCCGACGAGATGGCCTCACCACTTTTTTTCGAGCGCCTCACGCACCACTTCGGCCTTGAGTCGTTCTTCGGCGTACATCTTCTTGAGCCTCGCGTTCTCCGCTTCAAGCTCCTTCATCCGGGTCATCAGCGCCGCGTCCATGCCGCCGTATTTCGAGCGCCATTTGTAGAAGCTCGCGCTGCTCATCCCGTGCTCGCGGCACAACTCCGGCACGGGTGTTCCGGCTTCGGCCTGTTTCAAAATCCCGATGATCTGGCTTTCCGTGAATCTGGACGTCTTCATGCAAAATTTCCTGTCGATCCTGCTGCTAGAAAATTCTACCTTGAACACCCGTTAATTCTTGGGGGGACTACCCCGCTTCTGGCTCATTGCCAGCTTGATCGGTTGATCTACGATCTTGCCGCCGAGCGGATGGCTCACGTAGATCGTCTTGCAAAGCTGGTAGCTCGGCTCCGAGCCTGGCACGATGTCATCGGCACCGAGCAGATCCATCAGGCTCGATGAGAGCGTCGAACCGGAAATGGTGATTTCTGCCATGAGGGTATTTATCAGAGGCCGTCGCTATCTCCGAGGCCAATTGCTATGCCGTAGACGCCCGTGTCGTACAGGTCATCGGACTGATTGGGAATGCCGAGCCGATACCCGAAGAATTGGCTCAGGAAATGGTTTTGCGAGCGGCCTTTGTATTCAACGATCTTGTTGTATGCGTGCTCGCTGATCTTCACATCGCCGCAATGGACAAAGTCCGAAACGCCAGTGCCCCGAGCATCCTTGCTCATCGAGGTCAATTTGCTGTCGATCGCCTGCGCAGGCCAGCCGCTGCGTGCAGCTCGTTGAAGGAGGGTGATACCACTGCCCTTATCCTCTACGAAGCTGCCAGCGCTGCCCATGCGAGCCCCGCAAAGCCTCGCTAACTCTTCCACGCGCGACATGACATTGGGGAACCACTCGGCGATCAGATCGCTTTCAATCTGCGTGATGTCCCAATCGAGTATGATCAGCTTGTGACCGATATGTCTGTTGCGGGCGAAGTAGGTCACGCCTGTGCCATCGTTTTTGTCTCCCGCTTTCAGTGCGGAATCCATCACGGCAAAGACGTAATCGCATCGTTGCGGCCATGGGATCGGTGCCCCATTGACCAGCATGTTTTCGACCTTGAATAGCGTTCCTTCGAGCGGCCTGGGCAACTGTTGATAGAGCGATGCCCACGTGCGGACATTGCTCTCGAACTGCGCCCAATGTTTTTCGCTGAACCATTGCGGCCAGAGGTATTCGCCGATTTTCCGGCCGAGCGGATCGTTCTGCACCTCGCATCGGGCCTGGAGGCACACAACCTCCCAGACATTCCCGTCGCGACAGAGGATCGGCCCGGACTCGCCTTTCCAGTCTTCCGGCAAAATGCGGCCAGCAAGATCATCTTCATGCCAGCGCGTCTGGATGATGACCACCCAGCCGCCAGGGATAAGACGAGTCTTCAGATCGTCGTTATAGGCGTCCCACGTCTTATCGCGAATCGTCGGCGAGTCGGCTTGTTCGCGACCCTTGACCGGATCATCGATGATGATGCCGTTCGCTCGGTTGCCGGTCACGCCACCGAGAATGCCGGTCGCGATGTACTCACTACCGTTAGTCAGCGAAAACTCTTGCGCCGCCGACGATTCGGCAGTCAGTTCGCAGCCGAAAATTCCTTTGAACCGCTTCTGCTTGATGATCGACCGCGTGCGGCGACCCATCTTGCGCGCCAGGTCATCGCCGTAGCTGGCCAAAATGACCTTGCGGTTCTTCTCCGCTCCTAAGTAACGAGAAGGGAATACAACCGATGCATACGTGCTCTTAGCCGAGCCAGGCGGCATGAAGAACATTGCCCGGCCGTGCGGCGTCTTGCTGATGCGCTCCATCGTCTCAAGGATGAGGCGATGATGCTGAGCCATCGTCGTTTCGATAAGCTCGAAGAATTCCGTATCCGGATCTTCGCCAGCAGGCTTACCCGGGATTTCAATAGCGTTCGCGTAATCGAGAACGCTATCCCGGGCCTTCCTCCTAATCAGCAGCTCGCGCGCTGCCTGTTGCGGCGATGGCAGCGAGTTGTTCATCGGTCATTTCTTGTGGATTCGTCGGGATCAAAGGAGAACCATCTTTGCCAGTCATTTCCCGACGATTGGTGAATGCGCCACCCGATTCTTTGGCGGCCTGTTCAATCAATTGAGCGGCCAGCGCCATGTTTCCCTGACCTTGGACACGCTCATACATCCGATTCAGTGCGCGGAGACGGAATGCCTGACTAGCGATGGGAATGGTCGACACGTCGGCCAGAAACTTCTTGCGGGTCTCTTCGAAGATTAGTCGCCATTTGTCGCTGAGATCCTTCGCGATACGCCGATTCGGGTCATACGCCGAGACTTGCTGGCGCGTGACTTCAATGCCGAATTCCTCTTTGACTTGCCGACAAACATCGGTGGGGGAATCGAAACACGCCAGCGCCCGAACGATGAACGCTTTCACGTCATCTTTGAGCGTTGCCATAATGTGGAATCTTGTATAAGTAGAGGGAAAGTAGGGTCAGACGTTAACGCGCCAGTCGTAGTACGCACTCAACACTTCGAGAATGGCAGAAAGTTGGTCGTGCGACGACTCATTCCCAGGCTTGCCCACGGCCGCTGCCTCAACCACTTTAATTGCCTTGGCAGTCGCATTGAAATCGACCTTACTTCGATCCTCATCGGGGATCATGTAGGCAAAAAACTGCACGATGGCCCATGTCTTGGCGGCGAGTCCTGCGACGACCGGGGCGATAGGTTCTCCACCAAAATCCTGTGTATCCATGCTGATCCCCTGTGATCAGTTAAGCCGCGCGCAACAGGCAAGTCCCGCAAGCCTGCGCAATGTTGAGTTGGCCGAACTCTGGAGCGCGCCGTGATGCCTCGATGAGTTTGGCTGTTTCGCCTGCGCCGATGCCATATCGCCGGACGATGCCAACGAATTCCTCGACGTCGTGCCCGCGGATGCCGAGTTTCGGCAATCCTTCCTTCGTGAATGCTGGCGCGCCGAACTCATCAGTACGATGGCCTATGTGATAAAGCTCATGTTCGATCAGCGCGCACCATTCGATATCCGAACACTCAGCCACATACATCGCATCGAGCGTGATGAGATAGGTCGGGACGCGCCCGAACCACTCATGCATCTGTTGCTCTTGGCGCCCTTTTTGCCACGCCCCACAACGAAAGGTAACTTCTTCGCATTGGCCGACGACGCGACGCATCTTGCTTGAGTTCTCTTGCGCCGCCCATAGAAACTCAATGTCGGCATCCTTGAGATGGAAATGATCTGGGTTGTACAAAGACGAACCCTCTGTAAGAAGCGTGCGGCTTACCCAATCCAGCACCCCATCTGCCGGCATGAATCGCCGGAACCAGTTCCCGGCATCAAACAAAGATTCCGGAGGTTTAGGACGATCAGCGAAAGCTTTTCGCTCAGATTCCCGCTTTTGCTTTGGCATTCATTTCTCTCAGGGGCGCAACTGCCCGGAGAATTTCACTCAATTAACCCGCCAAACAGGAATAGCGCCGCCTGCCACATTCTGCGCATTCGGATACGCCGTGGCGTGCGCCTCAAGCGTGGTAGCGTCCCAGATGGGGATAGCGCCGCCATCCTGACCTTGGCTGTTCGGGAATGGCCCGGCGCCTGTCGGAGCACTCACGACGCGGACCGGGATTGCTCCAGCGGCCTTTGATTGATCGTTCGGATACGGCCCAGCTCCTGGCTGGGCTACGAACACGACCGGGATGGCTCCTGACGCATTGCTTTGCACGTTCGGCCACGGACCATTCCCAGGCTGCGACACGATATACACTGGAATCGCACCGGCAGCGTTGTTCTGATTGCTGGGATAGGCCATGGCTTAAGAATGAGTGCCGGTTTCCCGGCATGCCGCGTTGCACGGCGAGCGGCTATGGATGGCTGAATAGCCTTAGCCGGCGGTGATTTTGGTTGCGGGGGCCAGAGTCGAACTGGCTGCTTCGAGGTTATGAGCCTCGCTGTCTACCGTTGGCTTACACCCGCAATTCGAATTACTTCAGCAGCTCCGCGGCGCTAAGGGCGGCGTTGGCCACAATCTCGCCAATCTTTTCCCCAATGCTTTTGTCGGACGGACCATCAACGATAGATCCACGTTTGACGTTTTCTTTGGCCCATTCGGCCGCTGCTGCGGCTGCTAGACCGATAACGTTGCTTTTGTCGTCAGATGTCAAATGCATGCTCGCTCCCTGTGCGAAATGAAGAAGGTTCAACTCTCGGCCCACTTACCCGTAGGCTGCCATCGCAGTGCGCGGCCGATTCTGTTTTGCCTTCACGACTGCGTTCTCTGTCGGCCGACTGAAGCCTCCGCCGGGGCAGAAGCATAAGAGCGCATGCGTGAAGGTCCGGCAGGCAAACAGGAAGGGCACCGCCCATGCTCCTGCCGCCATCCGGATTAGTAAATGGCTCCGCGTCTGAGGATCGAACTCAGCTAATCTCTGATTAACAGTCAGGTCCGTGCACCAAGCTCGGATTTCGCGGAATTGTTCTTGCCAGTTATGGCCCATCGGCCGCCTGATCGCGCGGCCGATTTAGTGGCGGAAGGCGTGCGGATCGAACGCACGCGACGCTTACGCATCGGCTACGGCTTAGCAAGCCGACCCATTGCCTCTCTGGCAACCTTCCATAGATGGCGGAAGAGGTGAGACTCGAACTCACACACCCATTACTGGGCCTTCGGTTTTCAAGACCGCTGCCGCTATGCCGATTCGGCTAACTCTTCCGTATATGGTGTTGTGGTAGCCGCGTCCGGGGGCGGCTCATTTAACATCGCCACTTCCATCGATGCCCGCACAGTGGGCTACCCCTTGATCGGCTTTCCACCGATCGCGCCGGGTTCAGACCGGAAATTCTGGTGCCGGCTGTAGGGCTCGAACCCACCGCCTACGGATTACAAATCCGTCGCTCTACCTGATGAGCTAAACCGGCAACTATGGAGAGAGCGGCCGGTGCTGATCTCCAGCTTTCGGGGTTTCGCCTCGGCCGCACCGAACCGGCTCTGGCTATCTTGCGCGCATCAGCCTGCACTATCGCAACGTGCGGGATTCCTCCCGTCGAACTGCGATTCGCTCTCACGGCTGCCTTCTGGATTCGAACCAGAGTTTGCGAGTAGGCGTTAGCCATGACCCACCGTCCTAGGCCTCTAGACGAAAGCATGCGTGAAAACGGTCCGATAACGGAGACCAACCGGCGGCACGCTAATTTTCTCCGCCCGTCACCGCAGTTAAGGATTGCGGCTCCATACGCGGCTCCGGCATGAGGGTGAGCACCACCCACCGGACGCCATACTGCGCTCTCCCAAGACCCGGCGACCCGTTCATCGCAATAGATGCGTTCGACTGGCCTCGCCAGCAGTTTCCGGGTTTTGGGAGAAGGCTCGTCTCGTGAGCCAGTCGGCAAAGAACGGTTGCGCGCCAACACCTTCGGTCGACAGGGCATGCCTTTCGGCTCGTCGCCATTTGCATCGGTCTCGCGCTATGTTCTACGCGCCTTCCTGGAGGTGTCTCATTGGAGAACAGGAATCGCGTGCTGACACGGTTTTCCATGATCGCGGCACTCATGTCTGATCCGCGTCTCGGCTAATCGCTTTGCGCGATACCTCCGAGCTAGGCACCAACCTACTGCCGGAATACTGCAATATTCCAAATCCGCGCTTTATCGGCCTTTGGGATACTTTGAGATTATCCGAAAAATAGATACAAGGCTCAATCGCCTTTTATGCGGCTTCCACAAACATTTCCGGAGTGACCGTATTTCGTGCAACCTGACCGAAATCACGGTGATAAGTGATCGCCGTAGCTGAGCGCTCCGAGAACCATCCGCCACGTGCGGCGTAAGCATCGCGAGCCGCGATCGTCGGATGCTGGATAACCGTCATCCCGGAATGCTCTCTCTCTTCGATGTGGTGCCGGTGTCCGACATGGCAAACCCGCTTGCTCGTCTCGCCCCAAACTTTTGGGAACTGAGCAGCAAAAAGCAGCGGCAGATCGTCATTTTTTTTGAGATGGCCGTGATGAAATGCCAACATCGTCTTACCATGCTGGTAGACGTAGTAGGGCAGTTCCGACTGGATTACACGGATGCGCGGCTCGTTTTCATACAAGGCGCTAAACATTGCCCTCAACCATATAGACGAGGACATGTCGTGATTACCTTCTGCGAGCAACACGACAACCTGTTCGTGTCGCTCCAAGGCGAAATCAACGATTCGACGCAGAATCCGAATTGCCGTTGCCACCACCTTCGCATACCGGCCATCCTGGTCGAGAATGTGTCCGTGCATTGGCGTCACGGGCATCAATCCGTTTGAGCCGTCGCTATGCAGGAAGTCACCGAGCTGGTTGATGAAACCGATCTTCGCGAGCGGCGATGCCTGGACCATATGCGCGAACGTCGCGACCAGCGTTTGCTCTGCGATCTTCAAATCCCAGTCTGCACCGCCTTCACGATGCCACGCCAAAGCACCAACGTGGCAATCAGTGAATGTATAAAGATTGCATAGCGCTTCGTCAATATGCTCGGGAGCCGGGATCGCATGCACTCGCGGCAGACTCTCAGCCATTGCCTCCGCAGCAGCCTGCATCATCTCCTGTAGCCGGTTTGCGTCGGGATGTTGACGCTGCCAATAGCGCTCGACCTCGCCCGTCTTCGCGTTGACGGCTACGGTTACTTTGCCAGTGACGTAGCCAGGCGCAACGCCGCCAGTCCAATGACCAGGCGCATAGCCTAAGCGAGCAGCCCTGGCTTTCAACCCTCGCATCGAATTGCTGATGCTGCCAGCGCTAAGGCCCATTGCAACAGCAGCAGCATTCATCGTGCCATGTTTCTCAATGGCCTCGATGAACTCAATTTGACGAGGCGTCGCCCATTGACGCAATTCCGGATCAATTCTTTCGGTCATGCGTCGCTCCTATCTCAAGACGCTAAATGTGCAGCGAATTCCCCGCATGTCCAGTCTGGCTGGACTTCTGGATTGCGCGTATCCGTTAGGCCCGTAGCGGGCTCATAGACGAACTCGGGAGGGTAGCGACGGCAGTAGAGGCCATCGCCACGCTTTACCAGCACATGTCGACACTCGCGGCATGTGTGCCCTACCGGCGATTCAACAACCGGGATCACTTTTGCTTTCCTGGTTGCCATGCGTGCCGCCTAGGGTGAGAGAATTCAGGAGCTAATGACGCGGGGCAAAGAGCGCTTCCGCCGCGTCTCCGGGCGTCAATCCAGCCCGGTAATACCCAACCAGCGCATCATATTCAGCATCGGATGGCGACCATGGAACCTCGATTGCTCCTGACAGAATCAGGAAATCAAAGGATTCAAGTGTCCACCGCTGTAGCGCCAGTTTCTCGTCAATCGAGAGCAGTGGTTCAGGCATGGCGCAGCGCAATAAAAAACCCCGCGAGCGTTAGCTGGCGGGGCTGAAGAAATCCGAGGCGTGACTACCCATCCGCTTCGATGGGGTTGCCGTTTCCGGCTCCTGTCTATCGTAGCTCGTTTATCTACGCGTTGCGACAGGCTCAAGTGCGATTATAGGCAATACTTTGGGGCTTGCAAGGACTTTTTCACTACATGTTGTGATTTTCTAGGATCATTTGTATTACGTAATCAAGCTTTGTCTTTTCTCATCGGGAGTGTTTCCCATCTGAACTTGCAGCAGTGGCAGAAGTGCCCGATATGATCGCGGTTAGCAACCGCATTCCAACAGGTGACTGTTGCGTACTTTCCCATTGTTTGCTTTTCGTATTCAGTTGCTTGGCGGCGTTCACCAGCGCCCCAAAATTTGCGTGTCACGTCGCTGCTTCCGCATTTTGGACATGGAATCTCGCAAGGCTTTATGTCGCTCACTTTCCGGCCTCTGTGGTGGTGTGCGCGTTCCAGTCGAGGACTTCGTTGGCATAGTGCGCTACCAAAGAATCGAGTTCGAGCAGTGTAAATTTCCCGTCGCGCGTCCAACCGCCAGTGTCAATGTGATAGACGTTCCCAAGCACGACAGTGTGTTTCAGTGGCGTATGGCCGACGATGACAGCCCGAACATCAGGGATGCCGGATCTGTCCTCGGACTGGATGCGCTCGCGTGACCAGAGAGCAGCCTCAAAAACCAGCTTGCGCATTTTGTTGGACATCCCGCTGTCGTCGAGCGAGACGACGAAATCGCGCCACGTCGGGAACGGACAATCCGCATGAACGATGCCGACCGTTCCGCTGCTTGTCTCCACTTCGATTGCGATCGGGAGCATCGATAAAGCATCGGAAATAGCCTGTGCTGCAAACGGAGGGTTCGACACGTTCCATGCACCGCCATTTGCCACGTAATTCCCTGCATCCATGTTTCCGGCAGGCCAGCGTATCGCCATGTCCTCGTGATTCCCGCGTACTGCGTGGAACCATGGCATGTCGATGTAGCCGAGTGCTCGCTCCGACTCCGGGCCACGGTCAACAAGATCGCCAACGGAGAACAGTCGGTCATGGGATGGGTCGAATTTTATGGACATGAGGGCGGCCTCAAGTCTAGAAAAGTGCCCGTGGATATCACCGACGGCAAAATCTCGGCCTTCGGAATTGCGCTCAAACTTTTTGACGAAGTTGCTCACGCTTCCCCTCCGGTATCAGTAGTGCGGGCGATCTCGGCGGCAGCGCGGGTAATGGCGCGGCGGGTGGCGGCGTAGGGATCTCGGGGACGGCCGTACATCTCCAATTCACTCACGGAAGATTGACCGAGAAGAGTTTCGGGATCGCTTTCCACGAACACGCATTTCTCCAGCACTCTCACTGCTAGTCCCAGCTTCACCGCCAGCCGCAGCGCGTCGCCGTCGTCGTTGAGGGGGTTCCACTCGCGCCATACCCCATCGGCGCGCTCGATGTGCCAATGGTTCGGCGTGCCGCGCTGATAATCCGTCCATTCCGCGCCGGCAGCCTTCGCCGCTAGTCGCAACAGTTCTTGATCGTTCACGATTGATTCTCCTTGCGCTCTGCGTCAATAGCGGCGATCTCGTCGGGCACTGCGCGGATCGCATCGCGCAGGCCGCGCAGCATTTCGTGCTCGACTTTGGGGTTGTTGAACTCGAAAACGCGGCCGTCTGGCAGACGCATCTCGTTCGGCAAAAGGGAGCCGTGTATGCGCGTCAGGATCTTGATGACGTGGTCACATCGCGCCTCAGCGGCAAGTGCGCGATGCCGGAGTACGTCGCTTTCCGAGATAGCCGGCGCAGGCTCTGTCGGTGTGCCGAGACGCTTCCAGTGCGTGTAGGGTGGATGCTCGCGCGGCATAGTGCAGGGCACCTCTGTCACTGGGGCGACCGAGTGTGCCCATTCATAGTGATCCGTCCATTGGCGCCAGGAGCCGTCTTCCAGCATGTCGAAGTCGTAACACTCCAGCTCGACTGCGGCGTTCGGATCAAGCCAGAAGACCACGACAAGCTCGCCCTCTGGCGCCGTCTCGACAGGCTGCCAGTCTCCGGCAGGGATAGCCGGCGCAGGCGAGGCGGCCCGGATGATGGCCGCAAGCTTCGCCACGATCTCGCCGCGCGTTTCCTCGTCGATGTTCTCGAAACCCCGTTTGATGCCGCCGCGGTCGCTCAGGTCACGGATGATGGCCCGTGCTGCCGCGTGCGCCGAATCGACCGCCGGTAGCGCAACGTATCTACTGTCGTCATTCCACCAGGCGTCAGACGCATCGAAGGGCCATTTCGCGCTCATTTCGTAGTCGCGCCTAACCTCTGCGTCGAGGCGTGCGCGTTCGTCGTCGCTCAGCTTGTCGCTCATCGGGTGTCTCCCGGTTTTCGTTGTTGCGTCCATCCGTATGCCCACGCGACTCGTGCCCATTTTGGCCATGCGGAACGATGGCGAAGTCCAAATCCGATTGGGATTCCATTTGATCTTGCGCGCCGGCCCATGGCCTCGAACGCGCGTTTGCCTGCGAGCGGTTTAGCCACGATCGCCTCCCTTCCCATCCTGCGCAGCAGATTCAAGAACTGCCGACGCCAAGAGATTGATGTGGATACCCAGCGCAACAGATAGACGCACGGCGTTGATCAAGCTGACCTTGTAGCCGACGCGATTCTCGATTTCCCACAGATAGGACTTCGAGCAGCCAGCCGCATCGGCAACCTCGTCCAGCGTCATGCCTTGCGCTTCGCGGCGCGATTTGATGAGTTCGCCGAGAGTCATGCGCCCTCCGGCGGAAGAGCATTCTTGATCCAGTTCGGCTGGGCATCGAGTTCAGCCTGAGTCATCGCCACCGCCTCTCCCGCATCAGAAGGGATAGCGCCGAATGCCTTGCGGAACGCTTCGACAGAAATCGACACGTGGCCCCCGGCACTAATCGACGTAGCCGCAGCAATCGCGTCGAAGGTCTTCTGGTACGGGAAAGGCTCGCGCGCCTCGGCCGGTGCGGCGGCCTCGTCGCCGTAGCCGCACGACGGACAGCGCTCGAATTCCAGCGCGTTGCCATCGTCCTCCCGGCCGCTGGTGCCGACGCAGACTTGACCGGTATCGCGGCATTCGTCGCAATTGAACGCGGCCGGGGCGGCGGCCTGCGATGCGCGGGCAAACTCGATAGCTGCACTCCACGTCGCGCGATGGCTATCCCACACGTCTACCGCGCAGCCTTCGGTTTCCGGGCGTTCGTAACCGATGAGCGAGACGAACGCCGCCCGCTCGTCGGCCGTGGCCGGCGATACTGCTGCGTGCATCACGATGTCTCTAAGTTCAACAGCCCGTTCAGCGTCTATGAACTTCGCGATTTCGGCTGCGTCGATAGCGGTTCGAAGCGCATTCGCGTCACAAGCATTCAACATTCGGGTGGCCGGCGATACTGCTGCGCGCTCGGACGCGAACGACAGAACCACCCAGCCCGGCATCAAGCCGTATCCGTCGAGCACATGGCTCACCACCCGCGTGACCTCGCGGCCGGTGTATTCCAGCGGGTAATCGTCGGGCTGGCATTTCATGCTCTCGCCGCTGTACCTCGTCTCGCGCAGGCGCAGCGTGTCACCGACCTTGAAGCCGCGGTCGTTGTATCGGATCTCGTGTGTCTTGTCGCCGGCCAGAACGGCGGCGAACACATCCGGGTCGGTCTTCAGCTCGTGATGCCAGGACCGCGCCCCATCAGCGGCGACAGCCTGAGCGGCGGGTCGGTTATGACCGATCCAGGGCGTTTCCTTGGTCCATGTATCGGCCTTGCCGCTCGTCTCGATCGCCTCGACGCCAACCGTTGCAACATCGGCCGGCCGCCACACGATCCCGCATGCGTGGCACAGGTGCGACCGGTGCGGCGGGTTCGACCATCCTGCGCTATGCACAACCTCGCCATCGCACTCGGCATCCTCGGGCGCGTCGATGTGCTGCGTGCCGCACCGCGGGCAGAACAGCAGCATCGGGATCGGCTCGGCCTCGGCGACCGGGGCGGCGGGAGCGGCGACATTATCAAGAAAAGCGTTTGCGACTCGAACAAGCCGATTGAGGTGGGTCTCCAGTCGCGCTCCGAATCCTTCAAGCGATCCATCGCTAGCGATGCCGAAACGCACCATCAGTTTCCTCAATCGAGCCAGACAGTCCACGCCAATATCAATGCCGCCCGGTGCGGCGGGCTGCGATTTTCGGCTTTCAGCTATGCGAATGCCATCTTGTAAGCCTCGTGCGTAAAATTTTTCCCGCTCGTCGGCCTTGTCGGCTACTAAGGTACTGGCAGCAGCGTCGAGTCGCTTAACGATGCAGCGATACAGGCGCTCCCAAGCATCGACGTCGCCAGCGAACATCACTTCAAAGCGATCCATCTGCTCGGGCGACAGGCACTCGCATCCAGCATCGATCATCAGATCCATAGCGGTATCGAACTGCGCAGGCACTGCTGCTCGCGGGGAGGTGAGAAGGGCGCGTTCGACGGCGCGGGCGAAACTGAGCACACCCGGCGCTCCGGCGTGGTATTGAGTGCCGTGGCCGAATTCAGGGTACTTAGACGGCGATTCGCTGAAATGGATTTCGCCGGCATTGAGCGCGAGAATCTGCTCGTCCGTCAGCACTGCGGTGGTGTTGTTCGTCATGGTTATTTCCCCGCGTTGATGAAGGGCATCGGCGCACCGGGTGCCAGATAGACGGGCAACTTGCCGTCCCAATGATTTATGGCCTGTAGGCGCAGATATTCCTCGCCGCCGTTGGTCTTGATGGCTGTGGCCTGGATAGCGATCGCCTCGGCCTCACCACGCGCGGCAGCGATCTTCTGCTCAGCCTCGTACTTGACACGCTGTAAGTCGCGCTCAGCCTGCTCGGCTTTCTGGCTAGCTGTCACCTTTGCCTCGATCGCGTCGTCGAATGCCTTGCTGAAGGCGAATCCGGTGATGTTGATGTCGCGCACGATGAAGCCGTAGCCGGCAAGCTTCGCGACGAGTGCGTTCTGGATGTCGGTCGAGACCAGTGCGCGTTTCGTCACCAGTTCCTCGGCGGTGTAGCGCGAGACGACGGCCTTGAACACTTCTTGCATGGCTGGCTGCACATAGGCGCTTTCGTAGTCGAGCGATGGCGCCATGGCGAACAGTGCGCGGGCCTTGGACGGGTCGACGCGGTAGTTCATGGTCAGGTCCGTGTGGACTGACTGGAGATCCTTCGAGGCGGCCTGTGCCTTGTCGACGCGCGCAACGTCAGTGCCGACGAACACCTCGTGAACGCGCGAAACCGGCGCGACGAAGTGCGGCCCCTCGCCGAGCGTTTCGGCCTGGATTTTGCCGAAAGTGGTCACGATGCCGATATGCGACTGCGCTACCTGCGTGAAACAGGCCATTAGTAAGCTGCCAACCATAAAGCCAATCCCCACTGCACTAGACATTCCCCACGACAACGATCTCGCGTGAAAAAACGTCGGGATGATTCGAACTGCGAATACCGCGATCGTTGAAAACAATATGATTGCAATGATTTGAAACATGATTAAATCCTCATGTGAATAAAATTTGTCTGCACAAACTCATGGCTTCGCGAGGAAGCCGATAAAGTCATCCAGCCTTTTATGTTTCATCCCCCAACGACGATCGCACCTTGCCTTGAGTGCGACCAACTGCGGCTTGCAATGCTGCCGTCACTGCGTCAAATGACCTTTGATGATTCGGCCAATCGCTGACCTCAATTTCTGCCCGCATTGCACGCTCGTAGTCAGAATGCTGTCGCGCACCAGTGCCATTGCATTTCGAGCACGAGGCACCATCGCGAATGCCCGTCCCATTGCAGTGGTCGCACATGTCAACGATCCATTCGAAGAAGGCCACACGGGATAGTTGCATCGCGTAGCCGATCTGCATCCCTTTCTTGATCGACGTACAGCGTTGCGCCAAAAGCGAAACCGCAATGAGCGCCGATCCTGCATCGTTTAGGTATTTCGCCCGGATGAGCGCAGACCCAAGCTTGTCGGCATGGCCTAGCGCTGTCAGACGATCTACTGCGCGTTCATACTCAGCATCCCACCGAAGATTGCTCGACTGCGTGGCGCTGACAATCTTTTCTCGAATCACGGTTTCCCCGCGCAAGTTTCCCCCGAGAAAAGCAATATTTGTGTGTCTCGAAATTGTAGCCGTTTCGTTTAGGAATGCTATTGATGATTCAGGATTTTTCCACGTACTTCGGGCATTTCCTCATGTCGCAAATTTCCGTAGCGGCCGGCCGCACGTGCTTGCCGCAAGAGAACTTGATCTGCCCGAACAGCATGTCTCGTTGCAAATGCTGACAGCCGGCGCATGTCCTTGACTCTCGGCGCTCCAACACTCGGAGCGGATCGTCTGCTTCTCTCCAGTAGCGAGGCATCTTATGTCGGCTTGGTCGATTGACAGGCCCGTGAACCGATCGACTTTTTAGGTCCGCTGATCATGCTGGCTTCTCCGCAAGGCCGCGCCACGTTCTGACATCACGCACTTCTTGCGTCACATACATCACTCCACCAAACTTCCCATACCTGACAAATTTCTCGCCATCCCAATGTGCCCACGTACAGCAGCAGTTGCAGCGAATCGACTTGTCTTGGATGTCATATACCCCCACCCGCACCGGCTTCACGTTCGCCGGATACCACTCTGTTACTTTGCTCATTCTTCATCTCCATCTTCTTCGCAGAGTTCCTGAAGCCGCTGTTCTATTTCCGCGTTATGCGGCAGATCGAATTGGGCATGCTTTCCGTACAAATACTTCAGTTGGTCATGCGCGATCCCGATGGCTTCATCAAAATCATATCCTTCCATCACTGCGGACTCGACGATTCCGTAGTATTCGTCTTCGCTGATTTGACGAATGGTCATGCCGCCTCCCGCTTCGTGCGCCTGACTTCCGCTCGATAAAATTGCTTCATTGATCCTCCCAAAACAATGCATTCCGATATGAACCGCCAAGCTCTCCGCGAAGGATTCGCTGAAGCGCCTTGTAATCGGCATAGGAAAGCCCGTCTTCGTGATTGGTCTGCACGAAATGATCGCGTTGCGATTCCAGCATGTCGCTGTTGTCGTCAACTATGGCCCACTGTTCGACGTCAGGATGACGATCAAGCCATTCTTGAATCTCGGTGCCACGATTGCCCGCTAGGCTCTCAGTACGATCGAAGATAGGAAGATCAAGCCCATTTGCACATGTATGGACCGTATGAATGATCCTCCACGATGATGAAAGAACAATCGAAACTTCCTCCTGTTCGCATATCTTACGAATCAGCCCAACTGCAACCCAATCGAATCGATGCTTGTCAGCGCCCTCGAATCCATGCGGGAAGCCATCGGCAGCATAAACGGTTCGATGGCTATTCAAAACTCCATCAATATCCAAAAACAAGATTTTCCGGGGGTAACTCATGCCGCCTCCCTATCCATCTCGATACGCCGCTCCAGGCGACGAGCCTTCTTGTTCATAATCCGCTTGAGCCTTTGCAGGTACTCAATTGACCATTTCGCCGTCCATTGCATCGACTCGATTTCCTCGACGCGCTCAATTCCGATCCGCTCGATTAGCCCGACACGGTAATTCGCGTGCGCACCTCCAAGTTGCTGGTTGCACTTTTTACACTGCAACCTTATGTTGGGGAGGTAAAACCGCACATGCGCCGCACTGCCAACCGATCGGAAATGACCGCCATCGACAGAGCCACCGTATCGCTGTTCTGGCCGAGAACCGCACGAAATGCATCCATAGCCTGCGCGGATATCTCGGAGGCGCGCAACCTTGTTGACGGCTGCCTGGGCTTCCCTAATCCATGCAGACCGGGGTTTGAGCTTCGTCTTGGCTTCGCGCAGGCTCTTACGCTCCGCACGCTTTGCCTGCTCGGCTTTCTTCGCCCGCGCGCGCTCGGCCAGTACGCCTGCGCAATGCGGCGTGCAGACCACCTGCATCGAGCGCGCTGGCTGGAATACAACCCGGCACACGCGGCACTTCTTGGGCTTGAGGGTGGCTTTCACACGTTCCTCGAAGCCTTGCGGATCGCCTCTACGCACTCTTGCTGCGTCTTGAACCATTCAGATTCAAGTATTTCTGCTGCGGCAAGCATTCCCTCAAGGAACCCATTCCCAAAAAGCATGAATTGAACTCTCTCCGATGCAGCGCACTTAGCAATTTGTTCGACATCAAACTTTTCATGCATTTTTTCTCTGACTTTCATTCGAACTCCACCCCAAGCTCGTTAGCCGCATATGCCTGAATCTGGTTCATGTACGTCGAGAATTCGCCAACCGTCATGTCCGTCGTGGACTTGCGGCGCAACACGATCTCGCCGAAAGGAAGGCGCATTTCTTCCATTACCCCGTATTGGGTCGCGAAATATTCGTGCCAAGCCGCTTTTCCAAACTGCTGCCCATCAACCCATGCCTGAGCGGAAATGTCACGAAGCACAACGCCAAAGTAAAAGCGATTCTGTTCGGCATTTCGCTTACGTTCTTCCGAGGTCAAGATCATTCGCAAGGGTCGGCCGCGATCGGCAAATACCTTGGCATTCGCCTTGACGAATGCAAATGCGGCCGCCAGTATGCTGCCGTTGCGGATCACAAACTCGCGATAGAGAACTTCTTGCATTGCAAGCCTCACAGAACCTGCGACTGTCTCACCAAACCATCGAACCATCGAACTAAAATTCGGATTCCTATTTGTATCTTGCCGAGTTCGCAGACGGATATCTACTTGATCGGCAAGATTTTTTCGCTAAATTTGGACGATGGCGGAGCTATTGCTTGACTCGATCAGACGAGCATCTTCCTCGCGAGCCGCATGCTCGTTCATCGCATCGTTGATCGTGTAGTGGCGCGGATCGCGATCAGCATATTGCTCACGAATCTTCGGCATCATGGCCTCGAATTCAGCACGCACATTGGCAAGCTCCGGACCAAGGCTCGGCGGCCGATCATCGATCAACTTTCCCGCGTGCTTTGCGTCGATCAGGATCCCGATACAGGCAAGGGCATTGGCTAGATGCGGCGTTCCATCCATCGCATCCAGTTCTTCGCCTTCCCACCATGCATCCATGTGTCGATCGAGAGCGGCCCGATAGACCGAAGCGCGTGCGCCGGCAACGCGATAGTTCCACGCCCCGTATTTCACGTTGCCAAGGAAACTGGCGATTGCTTGGTATGCCTTGACGATCGGCGATACTAGATGGCTCGGCATCTTGTTGACAGCGATGGCATCCTTCGGATTTTCTTTGCTCATTTGAGATATTCCTCCGTTGCCTTGGCTTCAAGGTCATCGACCAGATCCTTGAGCTCGTTGACGAGCTTCAGTGCGGCGCCATTCTTCGAAAATCCCTTCGCACTAGCCTCGACAATTTGTCGCTGGAGAATCCCGACGCGAACGATCAATTCTGATGTGAAAATCATACGTAGCTCCTAGCGGTAAGCCGGGCCAGCCGGCAGCGAAACGCGACGCCAATTGCTCCATCGAGAGACGATGCTATGTATCTCGTGTGGCTATCAGGGAAGGTGATACGCCAGATACGACGTCCGGATGCGGCGTCCATCATGCATCTAGGGAAACACTGATTTATCCGGCTCGGCGGTCATCGCTGACGTAGCCGAGGACGTTGTAGAAGACAGTTCACGGAACGAATCCACGACGATGAAACGGCAAATGAGCTTTGCGGAAGCGGAAAGCGCGGGCAAGAAGCGCGTGACCCGGCGCCAGCGTTTCCTGGACGAGATGGAGAAGCTGGTGCCGTGGTCGCGGTTGCTGATGGCAATCGAGCCGTACTACCCGAAGGGCGAGCGTGGCCGCCCGCCGATCGGTCTGGAGCGGATGCTTCGAATCTACTTCCTGCAGCAGTGGTACAGCCTGTCGGACGAAGGGCTGGAGGATGCGCTGTACGACAGCATCGCGATGCGAGCCTTCGCCGGGATAGATCTGGCCGTCGAGACCGTGCCGGATGCGACCACGCTGCTGAAGTTCCGGCGCCTGCTGCTTGAACATGACCTGACGCGCAAACTGTTCGACGAGATTGGCACCTCGCTGTGCGAACGCGGGCTGATGATGAAGGAAGGCACGCTGGTCGACGCGACGATCATCGAAGCGCCGTCGTCGACCAAGAACGCCGAGAAGCGTCGCGATCCGGACATGCATCAAACGAAGAAAGGCAACGAGTGGCACTTCGGCATGAAGGCGCACATCGGCGTCGATGCCGATTCGGGGCTGGTTCACAGCGTGGTCGGCACGTCCGCCAACGTGTCGGATGTTTCGCAAGCGCACGCGCTGTTGCATGGTCACGAGCAAGAAGCGTTCGGCGACGCGGGCTACATCGGCGTAGACAAGCGCAATGAAATGAAGGACCTGTCGGTGAAGTGGCGCGTGGCGGCCAAGCGAGGAAAGATCAAGGCGATGCAGGATGGTGCACTGAAGGATCTGGTGATCGCGCTCGAGCGAACCAAGGCACAAATTCGCGCGCGGGTCGAGCATCCGTTTCACGTCGTCAAGAACCTGTTCCGTCATCGCAAGGTGCGCTACAAGGGACTGGCGAAGAACACGGCGCAACTGTTCAGCCTGTTCGCTTTGGCGAACTTGGTGATCGCGCGAAATCGGTTGCGCTCGGTTCATGGCAGTAGTCCGTCACGTGTATGAAAAATGCAGGAAATGAGGCGCTTTCCCGGGGCAAACTTCCCCGAATTCGCTGCGATTCACTTCGGCATCCGGAATTTGCGCGTCAGCACGGCCGACAAGCTTGCGCGTTTGCCTATTAATCAGCGTTTCCCTAGCGCGTGGCTTGATTGTCTGAAAATTCATCTGATATTTCGTTCTCGAATGTTTGCAAACAGTCTTCTGACGCCATATGAGCGTGCGAAGCTGATTGCTGTATAAATTGCCGTCAGCGCAAAGTTATCAGCCATGCTGATCCGCATTCCATAGTGCGGAAGCACAACATAATTCGTCACCATATTGATCAGGCAGCCGATTGCGGTACTGGTGGCCGCTTCACAAATGGATGCACGACGGGACTGCATGGCTCACACCGCTTCCCGATATTTTGCCCGTTTCGTTTTGAAGCAGCGCAAGGCAAGAAGGGCTCCGGCATAGGAAATTGACGACCAGATCGAAAGCGGGTGCGATGCGGTTTTCTTGATATAACCGATCCTTGAATCTGCGACGCAATAGACATCAAGCCCATATTTCAAAGCGACAAGGTATTCGATCCACGCTCCGAAGGATGTCTCCCAGCCAGGCATTTGAACGATTCCGTCCACGTAGCGCATGGCTGCAATGTCAGCAGCGATGCAGTCCAGCCAGTCGGCCGATGGATCAGGGTTGATTTCAACCGGATTCGTCACGGTATAGCCAAGCCATCGAAGACGACATGTCAAATCGTTGAAGGCCTCGAAGTTCATATTCGGACGACCCGTCATCGGGCCGGAAACGTACAGGCTCATCATGCTGCGTCCTCCAGATTATTCGAGTAGATCGTCATGTCTTGTTTGTACACACGTCCTTGAGGCGCATCTGGCACATTGATTAATCCGGCGGCGATCGAGAAGGGGTTATATTTCCCCCTTTCGATGGCTTTCTTCCGCTTGTACTCCTTCCAGCTTTGATTGCACGTCTTCGGCGCCGGCTTCGGCGCATCTTGGCCGGGACCGACGGCAAAAATCATGCTTTGGTGATTCGCATCCACCTTTTTCCAGCCGGACACATGAACGTCTATGCCCCGTACCTTTTTAAAAACTTGCCGTAAAGACGATCGATTGATGCCGGCGATATTTGCAATTTCATCGACAGTCATGGGTCCGCGTTTTTTCATGGTACTTATCGCGAGCGATAAAATCACAGATTTCGATCCAATGCGAGCCGATTTTTTCGCGTCTAATTTCAAGAGTCGAGCACGAACCCGTGCCGCATTGTATGTTCTACCGGGGAGAATGTGCATGCCATGTTTAATGGTTTCGTCGGTTTCCCAGATCTTCGAGAGCTTTGCATCCTCTTCTTCCGTCCATGCCCGATATTTCGGGTTTTCAATGCCATGGCTGTGTGCATAGCTTTTTATCGCATCGGAGGATTTTCCAGGAATTTTGCAATCTTTAATCATCTTCCCGGATGCATACCAATCGCGAACATACTTAATCTCGTCTTCAGTCCAAGCTTTCGCACCCATCACACCACCTCCAGAAGGCAGTCTTCTGCTGCGTACATGTGCCCTTGCCGAGCACGTTCCACAATCACCTGAAGCGCTTGCTTGATTTCCTTGCGCGTCGCAAGTTGACATTGATCGTGTAACTCGATCGCACGCCGCATCGCTTTTTCGCCCGCTTCGCCAAACTTCCATGGACCACCCGCGTCTGCTCTGTATTTGATCGACATCAAACCCAACATGGCAGTCTTGATCTCGGGGATGTATTCCTCGCCATACCCTTTTTCTGCGAGAACAAGAGCAACGTTCATCGATCCGGCGAGGATGTACCAAGATTCCTCATTGCCAACTCGAAGCATGTTTTCGAATGCGATGTGGTACTGAAGGCCGAGATCGCGCTGGCGATCTTCGGTGAGCGGATTGGCATCCATCCGGCGCTCAACATTGTTCGAGATGCGGAGGATGCAACGATTCGGATCGTACTTGCGTCGCGGTTTCTTGGTGGTTCCCATCATGCAATCTCCAGTTCCATTTGACGGGCGGTGGTCGCCTTGTGTGCAGCCTGTTGGAACTTCGTGAGCGTCTCAAGAGCATGAAAAACGGCAGGCGTGCTGTCCGTGGGAAGACGCCAGATCGAGTCCATCAACGTGCGGCCACGCTGGACGAGATCCAATTGGCCGCGTCTCGCCATGTATGAAATCGCTTGCTCGATCGCGAGGTAAGGAACTCCCGCATCTTTGGCGATCCGATACCCATACGAACCGTAAGCAGTGCTACGTAAGCATTCACGAACAACGGTTGTGCTCATCACATACCTCACTCATGCGTCATCAAAATTTTCCCGCGCCTTCTGCGTCATTGTTGGCGCCCACCTATCGCACGTCTGATTTCCCATAACGAACATCCATATCGGACGATGCTTGCAGTTCCTCAGGCCAACTCGGTAGTGCGATTCATTGCCCTGTTCCGTGGAGGCATGACGGCAGGTTCGACAGATCCTTTCAGGCTGCTTTTCTTGATCCACGATATGAATCCCAGTCAAAGGCGACCCATATACCGCCTTCGCGGGTTCGGTCGAAACTGCGTTCGCCCAAAAATTCCTTCATGCCCTTGACGCCCAGGTTCGTGAGCAAAATGGTCGGCATGAGATCGCGATAGCGACGGTTGATCACGTCGAACAAGATCACTTGCTCGCCTTCGGTGCCGTACTGCATTCCCACCTCATCGATGACCAGCAGGGCCACGGACGACAGGTCGGACAGCACGGTCGATTCCGAAACCTCTGAGTCCCGGCGCCACGTCGCCCGCACCATCCGAATCATGTCGAGCGCATTGATGTACATCGCCGTGTGACGCTGCATCACCACCATCGCAGCGGCGATAGCCAGGTGGCTCTTGCCAGTGCCGGGCTTGCCCGAGAACACGATCGTCGTGCCGTTCTTCAGGTGCTCGGGAAATGCGTCGGCGAACTCTCGCGCCACGCGCAAAGCTGCGCGCTTCGGCTCGGTATCAGCGACGAAATTTTCAAACGTCCGATCGCGAAACCGAGCCGGAATACCGGCTCGGTCAAGCCGCTGCTCGATGCGCGCCTGGCGTTCATGCTTGTCGTTTGCTGCACGCTCCGCTGCGGCTGCATTAGCCCGGGCCTGCTCACATGCAGGGCAGCCCGCCCAAATCGTCCGGCGCCCGCCGAACGGAAGCGTCATGCCCTTTTCCTCGAACACGCCATGCGTTTCGCAGATCGACGGACGCGTCAGTTGCGTAATCTCAGAACGAACCATCGGGTGCCACTCCTTCGCGATAGTCGATTTGATCGAACCCGCCGTGGCGGCTCGGCTTTGCATTTTTCCCGGCGAGCTCGCCCGCAATGTGCTGGCAGGTCGCCTTCAGAAACGACGCGGGATCAGCGGGGCGCTCCAGCACAGCGCGCCGCACCGCATCCATCACGGTTTCCGCGTCGTAATCCTTCACGAGCTTGCCGACAAAGGTTCCGCATTGCTTGGCAGGCATCCCCGATTGTTCAAGCAGGGATTTGCCGGCGCTCCAAAGCTCATCCTTCGTCATCGACCCTGAGTCGGTCGGCGCTTCAGCGCCCGTTCCGCCAGGAACGGAATTACTAGAGTCTCCCTTTCCCTCTCCCTCTCTCTTTCCCTTTCTCTTGGCTTCTGTCAGCGAAGCATTGACAGACTCTGTTACAGACTTGAATTCGTTCTGTGACAGAGTCTGTGACAGAGTCCCCAATAGAGTCTGTATGCTATCTTCGATAGACGCAGAATCTAAGGAATCCTTAGCCTGAGACAGACGCGTCAACAGAGCCTGTAGGCGCGCCTTGGATGTACGCGCACGCTGGGCTTTCTTGCCATTCCATGCCTCAAGTGCCTTTTCTGCGACAACCGGGTGATACCAGCGACCATCCGTGCATTTCACCCAGCCATACAATGCACCATCGCGAAGTTTCTTCCATCCCTTTACGTCTCGGCCCATTTCGGCAAGGCGCGTCAGAGAAACATCGTCGTCAGGAATCGAGGCGGAAGGAACCTGGTGGAACGACTTACACCAGAGCGTGAATCCAGCTCGAAATTCCGCATCAGTGCTGCGTGCATGAAACTCCGAATTGAACAAGCGAACGATGTCGAGCGGCATGAAGGGGAAATCCCTCAAGTCGCAGTCTGGAGGCGTCAACGGGGCTACGCTTTCAGTCACTGTGTCGCTCCGTTATTCCGGAATGCCCATGAACCGATGCGGATCGACCCGAAACAGCTCGATCTCCGCCGCAGTCAGATAGCCCTCTTCGGATCGTGCGCGGATCGTCATCTTGTTGCCGAAGTAGCGGACATAGGTGCGTGTCGGGATGTCGATCACCACGAGCGCAGGCCCGTTAAAAAGTGCCCAGTCTTTCATGCCGACCTCACTGCACGTTGTTGGTGTTCCGCCAGGCGCTGCTCAACCAGACGCATCACCATGGCCTCCATGTCGGCCGACAGGGCAGGGCGATCCTGCTCGATCAACCGTTCGATTTCTCGTTCACGCATCTCGGCGTATTGCTTGATCGCCCAGTTCGAACATAGACGCTGAAGAATCAACTCCTGGTCTGTCGTCAGGTAGCCTCGGCCACCCTTGACCTTCGCCAGATGCGGAGCCGAGAAGCCGAGATATTCAGCGATCTCGCCCTCGCGAATACGGCGCAGACGGCTCTCCAGGCACAAGCACACGGCATCCGAATAGTCCTTGCAGGAAGCGATCAACTGCTCGTCCAACTGGCGAGGCGCAGGGATGTCGACAATCGTCGGCAGTGCGAGCTGGACCAGTTCATTGAAATTCTTCATCAGGTACCTATTGTTTTTTCCGTTGCTGCTTGTTGCCTTAACCATTGCGCACCGCGTCAAATTTAGGCGTCGCTTAGGATGCCTTAACACGGAACTCTCATGACCAGCCTGCGCATCGCAAGCCAGCACCTCATAAAAAGGGCAAGCCCGAAGACTTGCCAAACCACACCGCGTCGGGGGTTAAACGCGGATGGAGACCACTGGTTGAGTCTCGAAACCTATCGAGACTCGAATGCTTGTTTGGACCGCGCGCCTGGGAAGCGATGGAATCCGACTGAATTCATGCGACCTCCTTCAGCTCGACCAGCTCGGGCCAGATGTCCTGCCAGTCGTCGGGGCGAAGATCGCGGCGCGTCACTGCGCCTTCGGTAGCGCGTTCGATCGCGACGCATAGCTTTTCTCCGGGCTTGCGCTGCCCGTACACGACGTTTCTGAGAAATGCAGCAGTGGTCCCGCAACGAGCAGCGAACACCTCTCGGTCGTCGGGTCGGTAGCCAGCCAGGAAGGATTTGAGCTTGTCCATACGGGAATAGTACACCGTATGGTTTATGCATTCAACACCATTCGGTTTATTTCACCAAATGGTGTGCGATGGTCTAATTTCGCACATGGACGATCAACTTTTGACACACGCTGAAGTCACCGAGATGCGGCGCCAAGCGCTTGCCGCCCTAGTAGATATCTATGGTCAGGCGGAAGTCGCTCGTCGTATGAAAAGATTGCCTCAGCAGATCAACGATATGGCGCGGTCCAAGTCGTTTGGCGAGAAGGTGGCGTTGGAGTTCGAGCGCGCATGGAGAGAAAGTACCAGCGGAGAGGTAATCGATCTAGTAGCCCCTCGCCCGCGGCCATCCAATCTGATGGGAGCGCCGGACGGATGGTCCCAACTTGACGATCTCGGCCGCGCGAAGGTAGAGGCCTACATCAGCGGGCTTCTTGCTAAGGGGCCCGACGATCCCACGCCGCTAACAAGCGACGGCCGATATCCCTCCGACTGACTCTTCCCGGCCATCGAGATCCCCAATAGGGGCGAGCGAAGAATCCCTGAAGGCAGTCTTGTTTCCGACGACAGGGCGTTTCGTCTCGAACTCAAGGCCAAACGACGGCGCGCCGAGGAGCGTGACGTTCCATCGTCCATGCCCTCCCCACCCTTCAATAAACACGGTTCGCCCAATCAGCAGCGGGTTCGCGGAATACACCACTCGCGCCAGATCCCCCGGCCTGCACCGCAATCCCCCCCGCTGCTCTCCGCTCGCGCTCATCATAGCTCCCGTTCGATCCGGCCTAATCACTGTATGTTTGTACAGTAGTTTGCCAAGGAACGGACGACGCTTCAACTGGATTCGCTTGGCTTGGTCTAAGTGCTATCTAAAAATTCAGCATCTTCATGAAACTGTTGCACCAGACCGACGCATAGTGGCCAGGAGAATGCACAAACATTGATCGTAATCATACATTTCTTACGGAGTGGGGAATGCTTCTTGATAGCCGCGACAGCTCCGATCGGAACGGTCTTCTGCCGCTCCTGGCTTGGCCGCACACGCACTTTTTTCCTGGCGGTGCTTGTCTACGAAGGGCGGTCGATCCGGCCGTGTGTCGAGGCGGTCGTGACACCGTAGGGCTTTTCATATCCGGCGCACGTTGAACCCTTCGCGCCATAGCGTCGCTCCCACCGACGTCAGAACTGCAATGTCACGATCATCTAGGCGGTCCCAGGCTTCCGCCAGCCATCCAGCGAATCCCGCGCAGGTGTATTCCAAGCCCACTGCGGCTCTTCCCTCTACGTTCAAGCGCTCAAAGATGGTTAGCACGTCCTTGGGTGTCATGGTCGCCTCCGCATAGGTCTTTCATCGTAGGTCGCCTCAACCCGCTCCGGCGGGTTTTTGTGCCCGCGTGCTGCCCCATCTTCCCCGCTGTTACAAATTCGCAGTAGGCTATAAACCGTTTGGTGTTGACTCGACATACACCATATGGTTTAATCGTCTCAAGTCACCGCCACTGGCAGACCTACCGCCCCAAGCGGAACGCTCTTTAACAACGTGGATTGAGTAGCTTCAGTACTGGCGGCTTGCGGCGTGGAAAGCAGACACGCTGCCGTCTTGTGTCGATGTGCAAGACGGATGGAGGCTCAAGTCGAAAGATGCCCCGGAGGACGACTCTTAGGTGGCAGCGCGAATAGCCCGGAATAAGCGCCGAGCCTTTCACCGGACTGACCGGCTATAGCAGGTGTAGCGCCCTGCCAAGCCGCCAGCCCTGAACCCACTCGATCCACATCATCAAGCGCGGGCCGTAAGGCCAGAACAACGGAGATATTCCCCGCGCCCGTGTGATCTGCACGGTGAGTCAGGACAGACCAACCACGCTAGGCCGATGCTGGCTACTGGAAGAAGTCTGATTGGACCTGATGCAAGACAGCCGTAGTAGCGATTGATGGCGTCGTAATCGATCGCAAACCTCGCGCGACCCGGAGCTGGCTAGACCAGGTGTAGCCGGGCGCGCGAGTGGAAGCAGTTTCATGGAGCCGGAATGCCCGGGCTGACGGGCTAATCATGCGAGCGAGAGCTGCGATAGCACAGAGTTGGTATGAGGCAGCGGGCCAACACGCGCCGTATATCGCAGGTTCGAGTCCTGCCGAGCTATAAAACGAGGCGTTACTGCACGCCTATCGCCGCAAAGCCGGAAAGATGACAGCACCGGCCCGGCTCCATGAAGCTGTTTGTTACTCAATTAGCACTCCATATTACTTACGGGGGTACTGACATGACCACCACCAACGAGAGCAGCAAGCACGTCCCTTACCGCGAAATCGATCGCGGAACGATGCATGGCATCAAGGGCGAGCAAAAGATCTATCGCTTCGACAACGGATACGGTGCCAGCGTGGTTCGCGGCTACTTCACCTATGGCGGCGAAGACGGAAAGTGGGAATTGGGTGTTGTCACGTTCGGAGACGATACGTGGCACCTCGACTACTCCACTCCCATCACCAACGACGTGTTGGGGCATCTTCAATGGCATGAGGTCGAGGAGATCCTGGACCAAATCGCCGCACTGCCGAAGGTCGAGGCCTAACATGCGCCCCCTCTCTCACACCGAGCGCGCCGTCGAGTTCTGGTCCGATCGAACGCTGCAACAGTTCCACGACGCCCAGGACGCGCTGGCTGCGGAACTCGACGCCAAGCGCCGCGCAGTCACGCTCGATGACGTGCTCGAAAAGCTCGCCAACCTGCACAAGTCGGATCGCGAGCAACTGATGCGCACGTTTCACACGGACCGTCGCCACTTTCTCTGGCAGATCGACAACCTGTTCGATGACGCCGTGGATGCCTGCGCGCGCGGCAAGAAGTTCATGCGCACCTACTGCTCGCAGTGTGGCCGCAGCTTCCCCGCCGGCAACAGCGGCTACAGCCACTGCTCGGACCATCCGAAAGTGAGCCTGGGAGACGAACTGTGACCCCCACCGAATGGCTCGAAGCCGCCGGCTTCATCGTGCTGATCGTGCTCGCCTTCGTGGCCACCGGGCTGCACCGCGGCATCAAGGGCAAGCAGGACGACAACGACACCCACTGGTAACGACTCTCAGCGCTGCGCGTGGCCCTCGGATTGCGCGGCGTTCTTCGGTGGCGGCCTGTATGGCGCCTCCCTTTTTCGAATGCAGGTGAAAGACATGGAAGCTCAGCGGCTGCAAGGCCCCAAAGGAATCTGCCGAAACGGGAAAGCAGTAGCTCGATCGCAGTTCGTAAAGGGAACGTCCGTAATGACGAATCGCCCCTGCTGGAAGTGGGTGGCGCGTGATAGCCGAGACGAGGTGCTTGGAGTGTACGAAGTTGAACACTGGTCCGACGGACACGCCGATGGGGCTCTCTGGCAACTGCGCGAACTCGCGGCGTCCTTCTTTCATCCGGCCCGCGTCTATCGCGGCTTCTGACCAACTGACACCACCGGGGGATTTATGAGCGAGAGCAAGCAGCAGTGGGATCACAAGGATGTGTGGCGCCGGCGCGGGAAAGACTTCATGGTCGAAATCAGCCGGCACAGCAGTGGCCTCAGCCGCGAGTACGACAGCGAAGGCCAGAACCGCTGGTGCGTCTACGCGTACATCTATCCCCAGCATCCGCACTTTGCGAAGTTCGAGGGCCCGCAAATGTGGCAGGACGCGGCGAACATGCTGATCTTGCACGGTGGCCCGTCGCTTCTCGAATACCCGATGTACGAGGGTCGCGTCACGTCGGTAAAGGTTGGTTGCGATTACCACCATCTGCACGACGTCCGGTTCACGCACATGGCGACGGCCGAAGAAGCTCGGCGCGTGTTTGATGATGCCGACGAACTGTTCGACCAGTTGACGCGCCTCGGCGAAGACGCGCTCGCGAAGGCAGGAGCCTGAGATGAGAACCCACACCTACATCGACCTCAAGCACGGCGTGTTGCACAGCGTGGATTACCGGTGCTCGGACGGGCATCTGATTCACGAGTGCTTCACGACGATCTTCTACGACGATATCTGCTGGTGCTGACCATGAACCGCCCCGACTGGCTCGATTTCGCGATCCTCTTTGCGCTGTATCTCATCGCTTCGGGCGTCGCGCCTGCTGTTGAACTGATTACTGGAGTTGCACGATGAACCTCAGCGGCGATCGCAACCAGTGTCAAGGCTGCAAGCAGTTCTTCAACTCGACCGCAGCTTTCGACAAACACCGCATCGGCGGTTTCGGCATTGATCGCCGGTGCCGTTCGGTGGAGGAAATGGAAGCAGCAGGCATGTGCAAGAACGCGGCCGGCTTCTGGATTACTGCGGCGAATCCGATGTTCGCCAAAGACGAAATTCTCTCTGGATTAGCGAAATGAACGATCGAGAACTGTTGGAACTGGCGGCGAAGGCGGCGGGGCTTGACCTGCGGTGGAATGAATTCTGGAAAGGCATGTATCGCCTTTCGGCGGACAAAGTAAAGGGGGAACATTGGGATGCTAATTCCCTCTGGAATCCGCTAGCGGACGATGGCGACGCGCTGCGGCTGGCGGTGAAGCTGAATCTCATCGTCGGAGCTTACGGCAGCTACGCAAGCGTGGGCGAGACATACGACAAGCAGAAACTCGCCCCCGATGTGGCTGAGTTCATTTGCTGGCACCACGAAACTCGCGGCGACCAGTGCGCCGCACTGCGCCGCGCAATCACTCGCGCTGCCGCCGAGATCGGCAAGAACATGGGTGCCGCATGAACACGCCCTTCGACTACCTCGGCGATCTGCTCGAACGCCTGCACAAGCGTAGCCCTATCGCGGGCTATCTGGTGGCTGTGCTCATTGCTGCCGGTGCCACGTATGTGATCGCCCGCCTCAATCAAGACGGAATGTCTGTGCCTCGCGTTTGGGGTGCGTGATGAGAGACGGACCTGACTACCGACAGCAACAAGAACTTCAAGAATTCCTCGAATGGCACGACTTACAAGGAGAACATGATGAGCATTGCAACGATGGTGATCGGCGAAAGCGGGACCGGCAAGAGTGCCGGCATGCGCAATCTCGACCCCGCCAAGACTCTGCTGATTCAGGCAGTCAAGAAGCCGCTGCCTTTTAAGTCGACTGGCTGGAAGCCTATTGCCAAAGGCCAAGATGGATCGGTCTACGTGACGGACAACAGCGACCATATCGTCAAGGCGATGGAGAAGACCAAGAAGGAAATCATCATCATCGATGATTTTCAATACATTCTAGCGAATGAGTTTATGCGCCGGGTGACAGACGTTGAAGTCGGCAACTCAGCCTTTGCCAAGTACAACGAAATCGCTCGTCATGCCTGGGACATTCTCATGGCTGCTGGATCACTGGCCGATTACAAGCGAGTGTACATCCTCAGTCACACGGCCACCGACGACTTCGGCAAGACCAAGATCAAGACGATCGGCAAGCTTCTCGACGAAAAGATCGTCATGGAAGGGTTGGTAACGATCGTGCTTCGCACCGATGTCAGTGATGGTGAGTACACCTTTACGACACGCAACAACGGAAGGGACACCGTTAAAAGCCCGATGGGATTGTTCGATGCTGATCGCGTGCCGAACGATCTTGCTGAAATCGATAGCGCGATCGCAGCTTTCTACGATATCCACGCACCCGCCTGAATAAGGAATCGCAATGTACGCACTTGACATCAACGCTGCCCGACAAGCCGATGAGCGCAGTGGTCGCATTAACGAAATCGGGAAGTTCATCGGTACCTTCTCTCGCGCTGAAGACGTGACCAGCGCCAAAGGAACGCGCGGCATCGACTTCGCTTTCGAGACGGATGATCGACTCAGCGCGAACTTTTCGCTCTGGACGCTCAACGCGCAAGGCGAATCGTTGTTCGGCTTCAAGCAACTGCAAGCCATGATGGCCTGCATGCGCGTTCGCAACATCGAGCCCGTTCGCGCCGTCGTGAAAAAGTGGGACCGCAATTCGTCCAGCATGGTCGAGGTCGAAGCCGAAGTGTTCAAAGAGTTGATGTCGAAAAAGATCGGCATCCTCTTCGAGACCGAAGACTACGAGAAAAACGACGGCTCGATTGGCACCAAGGTTGTGCCGGCCGCATTCTTCGATCCGACAACCGAGCTGATGGCAGCAGAAATTCTCGACCGCAAGGTGCAGCCGCTCCAGCTTGCAAAGGTGGTTCAGTCACTGCGCCATCGACCGCTGAAGAAGCGCAATGGAGCACCGCAAACCACATCTCGTCAGCCCCATGGCAACGCGCCTACTGGCGGATTCGACGAGATGGACGACGATATCCCGTTCTGAGGGCCAAGCCATGACAACCCTGAGCCTCTACACGTTGTCCTCGCAAGTCGAGCAGCTTCTTAACGATCCGAGCGCGATTGATCAGGAAACCGGCGAACTGTCGGCTGAACTAGTCGAAGCGCTGGCGATGACGAAGGACAAGGGTGTGAGCGTTTGCGCCTACATCCTCAACCAAGATTCCACGCTGACCGCCATCGAAGCGCACGAGGCCCAAGTGGCCGCGCGCAAGGCTGCAATCGTCGCCAAGCAAGTAAAGCTGCGGGCTTACCTCGCGGACAGCATGAAGCGCGCTGGTATCACCGAGATCAAGGCGCATGACGGTACGTTCTCCGCGAAGCTGCACATTGAGCGTGACTCTGCTGTTGAAATCTTCGATGAAAAGCAGATTCCGGCCGAGTTCATGAAAACACCGAAGCCTCCCGAGCCCAAGCCGAGCAAGACAGAAATCGCCAAAGCGATCAAGGCCGGTAAGGAAGTACCTGGTGCCAAGCTCATCAAGCGCGATCGCTTGGAGATTGCTTAACCGAATCGCTGCCCCCGTAGCGAGCCTTGGGCGGTCCACACGACGCCCCTTTTTCCTCGGTTCCATCGACGGGCGCGCGGGTGACGGCTGGGCCCCGTCACAACCCTGACGCGAACTGCAAGCCGCGCGGCTTCATATTGAAACGCATGCCACATGCGAGCCGCGCGCCCTTCGATGCAACTGAGTCCAACGATCTGAGGACACCATGACGAACAACACCACCGCCGATCTGGATCGCGATATCGCCCACCTGATCGACAGCAGCGAAAACGGCATCGCACGCGTCCCCCGCGAAACGCTCGTGCGCCTCCGCGAACTTTTTGCTTTGCAACACAGCCCGATTCGAGACGAGCAGCGCGAAGCCGCACGGAAGCGTGTGGCAGCTTTCATGGATGCATATTCCATTCTTCGAGGCGCCGACCAAGAGAAAATTCATTCCATCAATTTCACGCCGCTTCTCGTCGCCGATCTCCGCGCACTTCTCACCTCCCCGCGAGCAGGAGTGCCCGCACCGAAGGGGTGGAAGCTGGTGCCGATCGAGGCCACCCGCGAGATGGCCGATTCGGGCCACCTCGCCTACGACGAACATGGCTGGTCCGGCTTCAAGAAGATTTGGAGCGCCATGCTCGACGCCGCTCCCGCCGCCCCGGTCGCGGAGCCGCAGACGGATAACGCGGCGAACCTGATCACGATCGACCGGCGCGACCTGTACGGGTTCGTGCGTGGCTCGATCAAGCGCGCATTGGAAGATGCTTCGCACGGCGCAGCGGAGTCTCACGAGCCAATGTCGGCTGTCGACTGCTGGTCCGAAGCCCACACGCGCACGATCGAGATTTTCGACAGCATGAAGATCGCCGGCATTGGGGAGGTCCAATCGGCCGCTCAGGCTGTCGACGCGCCGGTCAGAGTGGCATCGATCCACGATTTCGGCCCCGTGCCATTGGGCGAAGGGCAAGATGCAACCAGCACTATCCAGCAAGCCTTAGACTGCCCGACTCGCGATTGGACGGTGCCGGAAATAGCCGCTCAGGCTGTCGCAGCTGATGGGGAGGCCACGGACGAAGATCGCATCGATTGGATCGCCAATGCCCACTGTCCCGGCGGCATGGCATATCCCGTCAACGTGAAGAACGCCATCCGGGAAGCATTACGCGAGGCGCGCGCAGCAGTATCGCCGGCCACCCGAATGTTGAATGCTTGTGACGCGAATGCGCTTCGAACCGCTATCGACGCAGCCGAAATCGCGAAGTTCATAGACGCTGAACGGGCTGTTGAACTTAGAGACATCGTGATGCACGCAGCAGTATCGCCGCCGGCGGACAAGATCATCCAGCATCTCGAATCTTCTGTGCTCCGCTATCAGCGCATGGTTGATGAGTTGAAACAACGCTTGAGCCAGGTTGTTCATTCCGAAGCGGACGCGGCCAACGAGCGCGCAGCAGTATCGCCGGCCACGGCCGAGCCCTGGAAAGCGCCGAAGCAGCATTGCCAGAACGGCGGCGATGTGTGCCTCGCAGGGAACCGCGATGGCGTCTGCTGTCCGGAGGACTCGTGCGACATCGACGATGGCACGCGAAAGAACCCGGCCACGGCCGACGAGCGGGCGGCGAAGCTTGATTTCAGCCTCCTCGCGCGCCTCAGTGCCCGAATCATGGGCTGTCCGATCAATCCTGCGTTGTCCAAGTTCGCTCGCGCCGTCGAGGTCGCCGCGCGGGAATCGCAGGCCGCCGCACCTCAAGCGAACGCTGCCGAAGAGTCGGAGGATGCCTACGTGATCCGCCGACTGAGCGAAACGCTTGCAGATGTCTGCGTGACCCTGCGCGGCGAAGATCCCGTACATCCCGATGACCCGCTCAACAAGATCGAACTGGTCAAGCGCCTTGCAGAAGTGCTCCGCATGGAAGTCGAGCTTTATCGCGCGCAGGCCGCCGCACCGGCCTCGATGCCAGCCTTCAAGCGCTACAACTGGGACGGCAAGGAACACGAGGCAGGCCCTCTGGTTTTCTTCCTCGACGTGCTCGAAGCGTTGAAGATCGTCGAAGACGAGCAGGCCGCCGCACCGGCCGAGGCGCGCGAGCCGGATGCATACATGACGCTCGATTGCGTCAGCCTGAAACCGGCGAGCGTCTACCTCGATCGCGAGGATATCGCGGACATGAGGCCCGATCACGTCGTGCCGCTCTATCGAGGCGCCGTCCCTGCTGATGCGGGAGAGGCGGTGCTCCCGCCCAAGCGCGTCGAGGAGATCATGGCGCAGGCGCAGGTGTTGGCGTCTGCATGGTCACTCGTGGGCGGTCGCTTCGACCAAGGCGATGCGCTCGAAACCGCCGAGCAGGAAAAGCAGAACCTGCGCGATCTGGTGTCGGGCGCGCAGGGTGGGAAGGGAGGCGAAGCGTGAAGAAGCCAATCGTTGACTCGCTGGCACTCGGCGCACCTGACATGTGGGGGCAAGTCTATCTTGAGGCTCGGCTTCGCGGATGGCCCGGAGACGCTGCTACGGACGCAGCGAATCATGCCATCGCCGAGTGCGGCTCGGATCGCTGTGAATCTCAGGACGAGCTTGATTCCGTCACGAACGAATATCTGAGGTTGACGTGAGCACCGACCAAGGGAGACACCCGATGAGTGACAAGCTGAGCGACGAACGCCGAGAGCACCTCGAATTCATCGAGCGCTGCGACCCTGCGTTCCTAATCATGCAACTGCGCAACGACACGGCATTCAATGCCGACGCCTTGGAATCCGTGTTTCAACTGGCGAAGGAACGCGCGCGAGAACTGCTCGCCGCCTCGCCTGCGCCGACTATCACCATGCCGCCGCTGAACGATGCCATGCGCGCAGTGCTGACAAACGAGAACTGCATATACGGTACGCCGGATGAACTCTACGCTGCGCTCGTCAAGGCTGCGCCGGCTATCTCGGAAAGCGAATGGCAACCGATCGAGACGGCGCCAGCGAGTGGGAAATATTTGGTCAAAGGAGGATATCTCAAAGTGCCAGGCACCAACCACTGGCATTGGCCCAAAGCCGCAGTGAGAATCCAGCGCGTAAATCACTACTTTTATGTGGAGGACGCTGTCTATAACCATCCGAATGGAAGCGGCGTCAGCACTCTGATCTACGAACCGAAGCATTGGAAACCATTACCGTGCGACGAGGCTATCGACGCCGCACGCAAGGGAGAGAAATCGTGAGCCATCCCTACACGGACGCTCAGGTCGCCGCGCTCGCTCGATTCGCCGGCCTCGTCTTCGCCGCCCACCGCAACGATGGCTACCCGGGTGATGTTGACGGATCCGAGATCGAGCGCTTCGCCGTCGAATGCGGCTTGCTCGACAAGCGCGAGACGCTGGCGCCTTGCGGAGGCATCTGCGTGTGCCATGAGTTCAACGGCCCGGGCGATGTCGTCTGCTACTTCAACACCGAACTCGGCAAATCCGCTCTGGACGCCGCTCGCGATGGAGGTGGATCTTGAACGATCAAGAACTATTGCGACTAGCGGCGAAGGCTGCCGGCGCGGAATGGACGGATTATCAGCGCGGCACGCCGAACCATTGGCACATCGAGCGCGCCGATGGGGTATGGCGCGAGTGGAACCCCCTCAACGACGACGGCGACGCGCTGCGGCTGGCGGTGCATCTGCGTCTGATGGTGCATGCGAGCAGCCATTCTTCGAGCGCTCAGTTCTACGAGATGAACGGCTGGGCGACGATCGAGGAGCCGCACGGGGACGCGAACGCCGCCACTCGCCGCGCCATCACCCGCGCTGCCGCCGAGATCGGGGCGCGCATCACCGAAGCTGGAGGTGGAGCTTGAACGACAAGCACCTGTGGGAAATCAAGCACCCGTACTACTGCACCGAGGGCGGCTACACGCATAGCCAGGAACAGCACAAGACAATCTGGGAATTCAAGTCATGGGCTGACTTCTTTGCCGAAATGGGCGATGCAGACATGGACTACAACATGCTGTTTCGCTGGGACTGGGACGAAATGGATGATGACAATCGCCCCACTTTCACTGGTGACCCGTATTACCGAAATGGCAAGCTGAAGATGTTCTTCATGGTCCAGCGAAAGGGCTTCCATTCCTGCTCGATCATCGACGTTTGCCGCGCTGACGAGCCGGCAGTCATCGAATACTTGATGCCCCGACTGGCTCACCTCATGAGCTTGTGGGAACCGCTGGCGCGCATCACCACGGAGGACGGCAAGTGAGAAAAGAACAAGTAGTGACAGCATACGCCGAATTCGCCAGTGGCCCTGGCTGGTCAAACCGCCCTCTCTGGGTCATCGTGCGCGACGAAAACGGCAAGCTCCGCGAGGAATGCATCCAGCCCGAGGAACAAACCCGCGACATGCACCTCATGTTCCGGATCTCGTATGAAGCTCACTCGACCATGCGCGACGAGGCTCAAAAGTGGCTGGACAAGCGCAAGAGGAAGGAGGACGGCAAGTGAGCAGATACCCATACACCGAAGCCTGCGACTACATCCGGGCGCACGTCACGGACTACAGCGAAGCACATGGCATGCGGTTGCCCACGATATCGCGCTCACAGGCAAGTCAAGCGCGCTTGGCAATCGCGCGCGCGCTCGGCATGGACGACGAAGAACTTGCCCGAAAGATAGCGGACTTCGCGCGGGCCGAGGAGGACGGCAAGTGAGTAAGCAAATCTAAGCTGAAACGTTCCATAAATTGAATTCATACCAGTGACTTCATTGACGCAGCATTTTACTAGGAGATGAAACATGCAAATCCAGATTCCCCCGCTCGCCGAAGGTGAGATCTACCTCTGCGGCTTCGTCAACGCCGCTGGCGACGTGACGCACACGATTCTCCTGCCCGGCGACAACGACGATGCTTCGTGGCAGGCACAGCTCGACTGGGCAAAGAGCATCGGCGGCGACCTTCCGACCCGCGCCGAGCTCGTGATCGCCTACGAGCAGAACCGCGACCAGTTTCAGGCTGAAGCGTACTGGTCGAACACACCGGATACCGATCCTGGCTATTCCGGCTGGGCGTGGTGTCAGTACTTCGACGGCGGTTACCAGGACGACGACCGACAGGACAACGAGTTCCGAGCCCGAGCCGTCCGCAGATTGTCGATTTAACCCTTCATCCATTCACAACGGAGCATCGCAATGACCATCACGCTTGCCTCCATCGAGGCCGAACACGCTCGTATCAGCGCGCTCATCGAACAATTCAAGAAGCAGCCCACTGCCACCGAACTGCGCATTCCCGCAGTCACAATTCCACTCGCTGCTGGCGAACGCGTTGCCGGCGCAATCCTCAACAACGATGGATTGGTCGCGCACTACGTCATCCTGCTGCCGGGCGGTGCCGACGAGGTCAACTGGGAATCGGCCAAGAAATGGGCGGCCGAGCGAGGTGGTGAGTTGCCTACACGTCGCGAGCAATCGCTCCTGTTCACGAACCTACGCGACGAGTTCGAATCGGCATGGTACTGGTCGGCCGAAGTATATGAGTCAAATTCCGGCTGGGCGTGGTGTCAGAACTTCGACTACGGTTACCAGGACGGCGGCCGGCAGGGCGACGAGTTCCGAGCCCGAGCCGTCCGCAGGTTTCTCCCTTCAGTAATTTGATTATTTAATCCACCGTGGCCATCCATACCCAACTGCCGATATATCGAGCGGCATATGCGCTGCTCGATACTGTCACCGACGTGGTCAAGAACATGCCTCGCGACTTCAAGCGCACCATCGGCGAGAAGATCACGATCGAATGCATCGATATCATGGTGCTGGTGTTCCGCGCGAACGTCGCGGCCGACAAGTCGCCGCATCTCGCCGAATTGCTTGAGCGCCTCCAAGTGATAGAACTGTTGCTTCGCCTCGGCATGGACAAGCGTCTTATCGCGCGCGCGGCCTATGCTGGCGCGATCGAGCAGACGACGAGTATCGGGAAACAGGCCAATGGATGGAAGAAGTCCACAGAACGTCGCCCGCTTCATGAAGGTCAAGGCCGCCATGACTGAGCGAAATATCAATCTGGTCGTGCCGCTGGCTCACGAGGCCACCGCCATGCGCAATGAGGATACCGGCCGCCAGTTGGCGGATAGGTCCAGCGCAGTTTCCTGCCCGAATAATCGGGCAGGCGACGTAGATAGCACGATACATCCGGCTGGGCGTGGTATCAGAACTTCAACAACGGTTACCAGGACGACGACCGACAGGACAACGAGTTCCGAGCCCGAGCCGTCCGCAGATCGAGGGTCGATTTCGTTCGCCGAGCTGGTCGAGGCATATCTGGACTGCCGGCGAACAAAGAGAAATTCCAATGCGGCGCTGTCGTTCGAGATCCGACTCGAACGCAACTTGCGCCGCCTGTACGACGAGCTGGTCAGCGGCACCTATGCCCCCGGCCGATCGAAGTGCTTCGTAATTACGCGACCGAAACCGCGCGAGGTATGGGCTGCTGCGTTTCGCGACCGCATCGTGCACCACCTGCTGTACAACCGAATAGGGCCACACTTCGAGCGCGCATTCATCGCCGATTCCTGCGCATGTATCAAGGGGCGCGGCACCCTCTATGCCGCCCGCCGCCTCGAATCAAAGGTTCGCTCGATCACGCAGAACTGGTCGCGGCCGGCGTTCTACTTGAAGTGCGACCTCGCGAACTTCTTCGTCAGTATCGACAAGCCAATCTTGCTCGATCTGTTGCTCACGAAGATCTCCGAGCCGTTCTGGCGCGATCTGACCGCGCGCGTGCTGATGCACGATCCACGGGGCGACTTCGAATTCCATGGCGATCCATGGATGCTGAAGCTAGTGCCGCCCCATAAACGACTACTTCGGCAGGCTGACCACCTCGGCTTACCGATCGGCAACCTATCGAGCCAGTTCTTCGCGAACGTCTATCTTGACGTGCTCGACCAGCATGCCAAACATGTGCTCGGCGCGCGCCACTACATCCGCTACGTCGATGATTTCGTGTTCCTGCATGAGTCGCCGGCGCGGTTGAACGAGATCCTCGCCAATGTGACTGCGTTTCTGCCGTCGCGCCTCGGAGTGCAGATCAACTCGCGCAAGACCATTCTTCAACCGATTGACCGCGGCATCGATTTCGTCGGCCAGGTGATCAAACCCTGGCGCCGAGAAACACGGAAGCGCACGCGTAACGAAGCGCTCCGGCGAGCAGCGGCCACATCACTCGACAACTTTCTCGCTGTGAGTAATTCATATTTTGGATTGCTGCGCCAAGCCACCGCCAGCCATCAAAATCGCGCACGCCTCGCCAATCTCGCTCTTTCGCGCGGGCGATCTGTAAATTTCGATCTCACTAAGACTTACCGAGGTCAGACAAACATTTGAGAAACATATGATGAGTCATACTACAGCTCATGAGCGAGATCTCATCGCTCGCCTGAACGACTGCAACACCGAACTGACGCCGGCCGATCGACACGGGCTTGTCGTCATGATCGAGCGACTTTGGCGCAATGCTGGATATGTCGAGGCTGAGCGCGAACACCTCGGCGACCCGAATATGCGGACGGGGATCTACGCGGGATCAGGAAAAATCGGCTGTACGTGTGAGTGCTGCATGCCGCAGGACTTCATGAACGCCCGCATGATCCTTTGCGCCAAATGTGGCAACAAGCGCTGCCCTCATGCAACTGACCATCGGAACGCATGCACCAACAGTAATGAACCGGGGCAAAAAGGCAGTTCATGGGAAAACGTCAAGCCCTTTGTTCCAAGTCTTCCTAACGAAAGGGATGGGGAAGTGATGCCATGAACAACAAGCAACTGGATGCGTGGCGAAGCCGAAAGATGGAAGTCCGCATCCTTGATCTCTGCGCAGAATGCCAAACACTCAAAGACGATGTTAAAGAGCGTGAATGCTTCACCGGCTATTTATGGGCTCGCCGCTTTGAAGTCAAGAAGACCTGTTGCGCTGCATGTTTTGAGATTGCAAAACAGGCGCAGCAGCAGGAATACGATGAACTTACCGGATAGGGAGAATCATGAACGGTAACTGCCCCCATGGAATTCCATGGCTAGGAAATTGCCCGCACTGCGAGCTAACCGGAGCGATTGAAGTTGAAAAGCAGTGGGGATCAGAGGTTGATGCTGCCCGCAAGGTGATTGAAGCAGATCGCCTTGCCCGAGCACAGAAATATCACGATCAGCACGATCCATCTTGATGCACGAAGCATTTCTTAGAATTATCGCGATAACGCGTGGGCTTTGGTTTTCGGGGGAACTCCTAACAAGGCGTTCAAATGAAACCGATATTTTTGGATATCCACCAAGTAGCAGAGACGACTTCCCTTTCCGAAGCGAGAATTTACGAAATGTGCAGGAAAAACGAATTCCCTAAGCCACGCCGTATTTCTCAAAAAAGAGTAGGGTGGCTATTCAGGGAAGTCGAATCATGGGCCGAAGAAAGACCTATTTCCGATTTGCTTCCTCCTGGACGATCTTTGGCGCAAGACCTTCAAGATAGTCAGAGAGTTTCGTAAGCCACTCCCTACGTTCCTTGTCGTATCTGTATTTGTTATAAACCCCTGCCACGCCCGGTATTACATGACCAAGAATGACCTCTCCGACTTCATGCGGGCACCCCAAAGATGCAAGAATAGTTCGCGACGTCCTGCGAAGGTCATGGGCCGACCAATGAGAAACAGGCAATACCGGGCGTAATGTTTGCCCTTCATCTAGGGCATATGGCTGATGATTCCAAACGATGGCTTGCACGCTCTTTTGAGGGATATGTTTATGGATGTCAGTTGGGAACAGATACCCATCACCATATTCCTCTTTCCTGCGCGCAATAATTTCAAGTGCTCGGCCGACTAGCGGTACTCGATGATCGTGGGCCGATGAGCGATTCTTATTCTTGGTTGTCACTTTCGGAATGATGAGCCAAGTTCCATCGTCTTCCTGGGCTATGTACTTGCCCTGAATCGCCACGATTTCGCCGCCTCGCAATGCTGTCCATAGGTACATGGTCAGCACGTCGGCGATCGTTGGCGAGAAGTTTTTGAGCCAAGGGATGAGGATCGATAGTTCCTTGTCGGTAAGTATGCGTTTCTCCGTCACGCGCGTACCAGCGACAATTCGGCCTTTGCTGCGCAGTTGACGAGCCATGATGAGGCGCCACCAATTAGGCGTCTCTGGCGGAATTCTCGCTGCGTCGAGAGCATAGTCCCATGCTGCACCCAGTTCGGATCGAAGAACGGCAGCGTTGCGTGGAGCATGCCGCTCGGAATTAAGTAGATCAAAAGCTTGCATGCGAGTAATCTCCGCAGCTTGCAACTTCTCAATCGGTTTGATCTTCTTCAGCATTCTCTGCCGTACCAAGCGCGCACCATCTGCTTGTCGATGGACATCGATGTATCCTGACAAAAAATCTTCGCAAAGCTGCATTACCGTGTAGCCTTTCCCGGCATCCTTGGGACGTTTCTTGGCCAAAACTGGGTCTATGCCCGCCTCGCGCTGGCCTCGAATTTCCTCCCATGCCGAGATGGCCGACGCGTACGACATCTCTGGCCACTGCCCGAGCTTTTGCTGACGCATGCACTTGTCAACAGGTGACTTGTAGCGATATATCCAGCTACGCCGGCTAGTGGTAACCTCCAGCCGCAGGCCGGGGAAGCTTGCGAATGTCAGATGGCTGCCGGGCTTCAGTTGCTTCGCGATTCTGGCGTCGAATTTCAT